GAACTCTTCCCAGCAGCACCAGCAGCTCCTAACGCCTCAAATGGCAGGATCATAGTAGCTACGTTAATTGTTGAAGTCTTGACGAAATCAGTTAATACGTCTGCTGGGTTGTACCAGTTAACTTTTTTCTTGTCTTGATTTTGTCCAAACAATGGTTCGGTAACAGCTTTTTGCGTTACGTACAACGCAGGTAGTTCGTACGGCATTCTCCTGCCTGCTCGTACTAACTGCTTTTGAATTTGATCTCTAGTTAAGAATGCTTCGCTTGATTCGCTACTTAAGCCTGTTCCAGTACTCTTCTTGCCTTGTTCGCTAAGAGGTGCAAAGAATTTTCTAGCACTCCTTCTACCATCGTATCCAGTAGTTAATTTCCCATCAACTTTTTCAACTAGCCTAGAATAATCATCTACCCCACCAATCTGGCGAGTTACTGATTCTAGTTCATCAAGACCTTGTCTAAGATCTAAAATTCCTTTTACTAGTCTGGTAGATGGCCTATCTAAATGGCCAGCTTTAATTGCTGCGTCTGAGGAATCTTGTAAAAACTTTCCTAGTTTTAATCCACCAGATTTAGTGACTCTAGATGCTACAGTAGTAACTACAATTGCAGTAGCTGCTGAACCCAAGAACTTCATCATTGGGTGGCCATCAAGGGCCTTTGCTATCCTGCCACTACCAGGACTTGGAGTTTCTGTTTCGCCCTCTTGCGAAGGTAGGTCACGAGAAGATACGCCATATCCTATGTTATGTATTGGCCCTCTATCTCTGAACACTTTTTTCTCCTAAGTTTATAAACTGCCCATAAGTTTTTGGGCAATCGGGTCGTTGTAACGCGCTTCACCCTCTTTACGCTTTGCATCATGCTGAGCAGCTATCATTTGCTGCTTCATCGATTCCTCTTCTGGGTCAATGATGTCTAGTTTAATTTGTGTTGGCTCAATGCCATAAGTCGATTGCTGAATCTCTATGATCTTTTCAGCTAAAGCAACTCTTTCTGCCAATTGAGAAAAAGTAAAATTATCTAAGTCTTCCGGTGTATATGTATTAATAGTAGCGAGGACAAAGGCTTTCATCAATGATCTTACTTCACCGGCTTCAGACCTCTTTTGGTCCATGATCATTTTTGCTACACGCGCAGAAGCAAATCCAGAAGCATCTAAAACTTCTTCTGCTATTGTACTTACGGCTCCTGCCGGAATTTTGTCTACATTAAAATTCTCAGGATATACTACTGTTTTTTCTAGTATAAAATCTTCTGCATCTGCGGAAGAATACCCATCTGAATTCTGATATTCTGATATTCTGTCAAATTCCCCAAAAGTTAATTCTCGGAAAAGAAGATCAATCCCCTTTACGCTAACGCTATAAAGGGGACCATATTTAATCTTTAATTCTACAAGAACTTCAGGATCTATCATTTAAAGCTGGCGCACCTCAAGTGCTACGAAACCAGATGCTTCAAGGATCTCTTGAGACAAAAGAGAAGGAATTCCAGCCATATCTTCTGCCATTGATACTTTGGTATAGTCTGGGAACAATAAGCAGATTTCTGTAATTGCTTCTTCATTCCAAAGGTTTGCCTCAGCAGTTGAAAGCTGACCAGCTTGGACAAGCTGTTCCATCTTCTTGACCAATTGCTTGTATTCACTACGAGCCAAAGTTCTCCAAACAACGTGCTTGTCAAAAGTCAAAGAGGTTACATATACATCACCATGAAGAGCTTTCCATGCTTTAATCATCCCAGCAGTTGGGCCATTGTCCCAAATTTCTTCAGCGTCGTCTAAATCTTCTACTGACTGAGGACCTACATCTTCTACGAATTCGTCATCAAGCATCGAGGTAGTTTCGGATGTAGCAACCTCTTCGAGATTAAGCTCTTCAATAGTCTCTTCGTCGGCAGTGATAACTACCTTTTTTTCATTTGACATTTTTACTCCTTAAAAGTATATTCTAGAATCATAACATGATATCACTTTAATCATGTTGTAGCAAATAATTAAATTAAAGTTCCTGGACCAGAAACTTGTATGCCGGTTACAGTAGTTGATGTTGTGGTTCCTGTAGTTGCAGTATTTTCAGTTGAATTTGGCACTGTTGCAGACTTGTCCATAAATGGCTTATCCCCAATATCTGCGTTAGAGAAGTAGAAGTCTCTAGCTATAAATTGATAATTTTCAACTAACGGCTGACCACCACTTTGATATGCTGTCGACATAGAAACTAATTGTACATTTTGTAAAACAATTTTCATTGGGCTATTACTGGCACTAATAGAACTTCTTTCGTTAATGTCAGTAGCTAAAATTCTATCAGAGTTTAGTTGTTGGTTTATTTCAGTACCAGATTTATAAGTTAAAATAGAATTAGAAGTAATTCCTGTTTCTTCTACTCCATAAAATATAACTAGGTTAAATGGTGGATGGGCACTAAATATATTATGGCCACCATTTTCGTAATCAACAAAAGTTGATTTAGTTGACCTATCAGAGGTTACTCTATCTAGTTGAGTGCTAGTCCAGTATTTGTTTATATTTACTTCGTCAGCTTGAGATTCATTTGCTGAATTTAAAGAAGAAATTACTGAAGATGGTGGATTAGTTCCTGAGCTTTCGGCTCTTACCTTTGCAGCTTTTTCTAGTAAAGAAGTCATTCTTCTAGGGTACCTAGAGTATAAAGAGAACTCTCCTGTGATGAGTCTAGTGCCATTCAACATAGCATCGTAGTTGTATGACCAAAAACCATACAATGGTTGCTTCTCCTGCTTGACTACATAAGCCATAGCAGCTATGTCCATTTCATCAGCTGGATCAAATAAGCCATCTATAAATATTTTTACATCTTCTCCAGAAAAAAAATAATCATAATAATTATTAAAAGCTTCGTCTTGTCTAGCTCCACCCCATTGAAGATCTATTTCTTGGTTTAATGGGTCAAAAAAGCCATTGCCATTTCCGCCACTAATTGGCGTTGTCTTTAAATCGTAAGGAAGAAAGGCAGTAAATGGGCGATAGGAAGAACGATTTGTTGCAGGCATTAAAGTCTCGATATTCTTTGGTTCATGAAGTTCTTGTAAGCTGCCACGTTATCCCCAAAAAAATTAGTAGATATGTTTCTGTCAACCGTCTGCTGGGCAACTATTGCAGCATCGGGATTATCTGAATAAATATTTCTATCTTCTGCAGTATCTAATTGTAACATGGGTTGAATGCCTCTAGCCATATATGTATAAGTTTGTTCTGTGATAAGGTCGTCAACAGACATTGTCTGACCTTCATCTACGATTGTCAACCCAAACAGTTTCATTTTAGCAGCTAATCCATATTCATTAAAAAAAGTTAAAACAACATCAAATGGAGGAAGCATGTCTGCTAATGGAGAATAGTTTTTTTCAGCCAATGCTTTTTTAAACTCTGCAATCCTATAGAAAGCATACTCATTAAATACGGTGAAGATTAAAGATCCAGCTATAGTTCTAGATCCTTTGACGAATCCTCTAGCATTTACGTGACCTAATGTTCTTACTGGAGAGTTTTCTCTGTGTATGGAATAAGATATTGTTTGGAGTTCCCCAAGTTCTATAAAGTCGCCAACTGAACTTGAAGTGTCATCACCTATTCTAGGGAGAACCATTGTTGCCTGGATATCAACTCCAGCAAAAGACATATTAGAAAATGGATCCGGAAGACCCTTATCTCTTCTGACTGAAGATATTGTGTTGTTATAGTCAGATATTTGTCTTTTTTCTAATTTAAGTTCATCAATATCTTTTCTCATTTATATCCTTAAAGTAAAAAGAGACGTGGAGGACAAAGCTCATCCTCCACGTCTCAAGATTTTTAATACTGTTATTTAATTATGGTCTGATAATCTCAGAGTTGAAACCGCTTGAGGTTACTGCATCTTGAGAGATTATGTCGGAAAGAGTTCCGTTAAATCTCTGAAGCTGTGAGTTAGAGATGGTATACATTGGTCCGATTTCGCGGGCTACGTAAGTCATTGTCTCCTCAATTACGATGTCGTCCATTGAAGCTCCAGAACCTTCGTTCAAAAGCTCAACTCCATAAATTGATCTTACTGCACCTTGGCCATACTCGTTGGCAAAAGTTACTGTAATATCAAATGGTGGAATTTGGTCAGCGTAGTATGGAACCTTGCTTACGACGTCTCTGCTCTGATCATCAAACTCAGCAATTCCTCTTCTGTGATTTGGATCACCTGGAAGAGTGTTGCTGGATCTTGTCCAGTATTTCATTTCCTGTGCAGTTCCATGATGCGATTCAAGCATCTGGTAGAGAGCTGGGCGGTCAAAGACTGTGAAAATCAATGAACCAGCAATACCTCTTTTGCCTCTAGAAAATGATCTTGGGTTTGGAGAACCCATTGTGTAGATTGGTGCTTTTTCTCTGGTTACTGAAAATGTAATACCTGAAAGAGCGCCAATCTCTTTCCCGCCAAAAGTGGCAACAATATCTGCACCAGAAAATGTGGTGTAAGTATTAAGGTATTTGTTTACAGCTGAGTCGTAGTATTCGCCGTTATTTGGCATCTTTTACCCTCCTATAGGTGTATTTAATATATTATTATTAAAGGCTGACAGATATACTGACTTCGATGCTCTTAAGCTCGAAGGCAGGTGTCAGGACTAGGTCAATGATAGCCTTGTTCTGAGATGGGACATAAGAGACTGTGAAGTCACTGTCCAACAAAGCACCAAGCTGTTGCATTCCGCGCAAGCCTGATGTAATGGCTGTTTCCATTGAGTTACGAACCTGCAGTGTAGAAGGCTCGCCAACGAACTTTTGACATACTTGACGAACTACCATAGCAGCTTCGTTTACGATTCTTGAAGTAGCAATACGTGTGTAGTCTGATGTTTCAGGCGCAAATGTGCAACCTTCTGCAAAGATGGGCACTTTATTGAAGTTGAGAACAATAGCATTAACGCCCTTATCTACAACTCCAGTGTTACTGCTGTTGGTAAGTGTGCTTCTGGTTGCGTTGTAACGAAGTCTAGTGACGTTGTAAGCTGTTTTATTAACAGGGCTTACATAAGAAGCCATTCTGCTCAAAGCAGCTGCAAATGTGGTTGCTCCGTTAGCATAGCCAAAGTCTGGGTTGCTAGCTGATGCATAGCCTACTGGCTTAAGCTCTGCGGCAATAACGAATACATAGCGACCATTATCTTTCCAGATATAATCAGTTCCAGCTTTTGCGTTTCTATCAGGAAGAGTTGCCAAGCCTAAATGGGTAGCAACATTAGATGGGGTCATGACCTCACCTGTTCCAAGGTATGGCTTAAGCCCCAAGACGGCGAAACATGGGCTAGTATTTTCGCTAATCTCTTTTACTTTAGCACCGATTAGGTAGGCCCAGTTCTTGGTATAATCAGTTGTATTGTTTGCGTTGAAACCAATTTCCTCGTCATCGCCAGGTGTTGCTGGGTTATTCCAGTCAGCCGAGTTTCCACCTCTACCCCAAGGAACGATAATGTCTGGCATAGAAGCTTCAGCAGCAGCAAATGCGTCATCAAACACACTAGTACCGCCCGAAGTTACGGTGCCAGCACCTTGGTTCCAGGTTGTATTGCTTGGAAGAGGAACCATAAAGATTCTATCTGCTCCAGCAGCTACGAGTTCAAGATAAGCTCTGTGAAGTTGTGAGCCCTCGCCAAAAGCAAGGATGACATTATCTTCTCTAGTTACTTGCACAACATCGAGATCGGCAATATTGCCAGTCCCATCAGCTGTGCTGCGCTTAGCTATAACGCAGATTCTTGGACCAACAGGAGTATCCTGTCTTGATATGCTATAAAAGCTATCTTTAATTATTGTTTTTACGCCAGGTAGAGCCATTGAATTTCGAACCTCCGGTTTGCCTATATTAGGTCTGTTCCCAAACTATAGTAACGCACAACCTATAAAAACAACTACGTTTAATATTTTACTTCAATTTTATATAGCGTAAGGAAAGTACCCAGAAAGGCTTGGGGTAGCACTGTAAAGATCGACTATCTCTATTGGAGTATCAGTATAATCTGGAGTAGATTTATTAAATAGCTCTTCTTGTCTACTGGTTATCAAACTTGCCTCGTAGGCCATAGCGGTTCTTACGTCTATTGCTACTTTTTCTATGGTAGAAACAGATGTCTGAATCAACTTTTCTGTAGTCAATAAATAAGTAATTGTTCTTTTAATAACATCTATATTAGATCTACTTTCCTCAGCGTCGGCTAACCTTCTGGCATACACTAACTCTGAAGCACCAAGTCTTTTAAAGACAGGAGTGTACTCAAGCATAAAATCTTCAAAAACTTCAGCCAGTGCATCAGCAACTTCTGCTCCTACGTATCTACCATCTCCTAGGTTTGACTCAGAAGAAGCTTTATCTGCTTTTGTGATTACGCTAAATGAAACAACATTTTGAAATCTTTGTCCAAATATCATATAGTCGTTTTCAACAACTTGCCTACTTCTTGGTTTTGGCTCTACGGTATGTGGTTTTCTAATTTCTAAACCATAAATTATTGCCGGAAAGGAGGCATAAGATCCGCCATGGTTAGGTTTAATTGGAATGTCTGGGTGGATATTTTCCCATAGTAATTTTACTACAGCTATAAATTCAAGATAACTTAAATTGCCAGCTGCTTGGAGTGGTGCCCCAAAAGCTCTATTGACGGATACGTCATTAATTCTTGGTTCTGGAAAACCAAAAGCGTTCTGCGCCATTCTATGCTCCTTGCCCTGAGGAAATACTAAAAGATATTTTTCTTAGACCTAAAGAAGAAGTTAAGTTAATGTCAAAATATATCTTACCTTTAACTACAGAATCAGCATATGCTTCTAATGCATAGTCTCTAATTATATTGTTAGTTTTTAAAAATTGTAACATTTTTCTTACATCTTCAATTAATTTTTGAGCACTGAATCTACTAATTGAATTGTCTCCAAGTGCCCTTATTTCATTTATGACCATTGAGATTAATCTCATTTGTGGAGCTTTAGCATATACTGAACTAGGATTGGCCATCGTATTATCATTGCTTAAATAGATTTCATAAGAGTTTCCTCTCCTACTTCTATTATTTCGAATAAGAGTATTAATACCCAGTGCATCTAACCTGTCTACCTCTGCCTGACCTAGATTTGTGCCGCTCAAACCAAAAGCTGAAGGAATTTTTTTTCTTATTAAACTTTGATTTACTGCTGTTTCGGACAACAAGCCTGCTACTGAAGCAGCTGCGCTAGATGTATAAGATATGTTTAAGAAATTATGGTTAATAATAATCTCTCCATATATTGGGATAACAAACTTGCCCATATCACCAGCTATTGAATTGTCTGGATTATACATAGTATATTTGTCAGTAAAATTAATGTCTGCCTCAAAAATATCTATGTTACTAGAGTTTATTCCATCTGATCTAGAGCCAATTACTCCTAGCATAATTGCTCCAGTTTCATCATGGAAATCTTGACAATGCGTAGCTAATTGAGTAACGAAATCTACATTGCCAGTCCCGATGATGCTAGCTTCTAATGGGACTATTATGTCTATATTATCGTATCTCTCTAGTGAAGCGTACGTTTGTTCTAGTCTATCATAATATTTTTGATAGAAGTTCATCAATACAGGAGTGGCATCCTCGTATGAATGAGTTGGCATTATATTTAATCTATCACCTGTTATTGCTACATACTCTTTCATAGGAGCGGCAGAGCATATGTAAATATCTCTTGCTCCGCACGCGTATGCGTCAAAAATCCCTCTCAACAAAGGAGAATTAAAATCAGCCTTTAGGAGGTCTATTGCCTCTTGAATAGAACTTATTCTCATGGGAGCATTCATATCAAGAGCATCTGAATGACCTATTAGAAGAATGGAATTGGTTCTATATTGCTCTAGGGGCTGGAAAGACGGACGATAAGAAGTACTTAATTCTTTTTCTCCTCCAGCATAGGATCCGACTATGTTCATGGTTCCCTGAGGAACTTGAAACTGAGCTGTGTATTGAAAGATATTTGCACCGTCGTATGTAGTTGCCACTACCGAATAATTACCTTGGAATAAATTTTCAGGTATTGTGTAGTGAAATATAAATTTAGTTAAATTATATGAAGAGATGTTTTGTCCAGGTACATCGCCATAATTTCCATAGTAAAAAGTATTACCAGAACTTCGCTCTATGTAATTGCCAGTTGGATTAGCGTCTTGCTGGAGATACGAGTACGGTCCATCTATAGTTGCGCCTGCACCAAAATCACCTCTATATACAGAAATGATTACATCAGAAGGAGTTGCCCCTAATGTGGGGTCGTAAAAATTTCCATTTTGACTAAATATAAATTCAAAATTACCAGTTTGACCAGGTGATAAAATTAGCATTAAGTAGGTCTTTCCTTAGTTGCTCCAGCTATCCAGTATACTATCTTTCCAAATTTTCCACGTACCGGAGCTGCAAAGTCTATATAATAAAGGTTTGCTCCGTTAATATTATTAGTTCCTTCTTCGTAAATTCTATCATTCTGCTTTGGATTTACGTCAGCTTCAAAATAAAAAACCAAGTCAATGCCTGTAGTTATGCCTTCTATATCCTCTCTTTGGAGTTGAGCCATAGCTTCATTGGAAGGAAAATAGTGCCTAGTGGTTACTTGTTCAAATGTTTCTGAGTATAGAAAATCATCATCTAATCTTCTTTGAATTAAAACATCATGACCGTATTCTCTTAAGATACGCTTAATAGTTTTAGCAGGATCAATCATACTGCTTCAATCCCCTTGTCGGTATAGGTCCACCTTGGAAAGTGTCATTCATAACAGATCCATATTGATCTCTGCCAGGAAGATAAACTACAGCACCTGTTAATGGATAGATAACCGTACCAGTTAAAGGATCAAAGTTAAGGCCAGAAGCAGAAACCTTTTCACTTGGAAGTCCTTTTGGTATTACCGCACGCATGCCTGTTCTTGAAGCTGCAACTTCTTTTCTCAACGCAGCTGCGATCTGACACCAGGTCACAGCATTGCCTCTATTGACACTTTGTCTTGGGTTGGTTCTATTTGTAATGCTTAAATCAGCCAACTTAAGGCTTAATTCATCGTCACCACCATAGCCATAGCTTCTGCTTAATTCGCAACACGCAGAAGCTTTGATGTATTCAGATAAGGTAAAGTTAAGAGTAGAACCATCATCTAAGTCTTGCAGTTTAAACATTTGCTTAATTTCTATAGAATAATGATGTATTAATTCTCCAACTTCCAATAAGGATGCATCTGGAAAAAAATACAATACTTCTTCAGGATCTAAATATAAAGGTGATATGTCAGCTGCAAAAGATATAATTTCGTCAGCCTTAAGGGTTACGGAGGGTTTATATTTGCTATCGGTGTCATTAACGTACAGAACTTGTTTAACTATGATTGTACTAGAATCCTCTAGTAGCCCAACAAATTCTACAGTATATTTACCTGCAGTCGTTGGAGTAAACTCAATATAGTATTCATATCCGCTAACTTCAGTTAATGGATATGCAGCTGGATTAACCAAAGCATTTAGATAGTCTTTTACGGTTACTGTAACAGTTGCTGGACTTACATTAATTTGCTCTCCAGTAACTGGATTATTGTCTACAAATTTAACTTTAATTTGGACTTTGTCATTGACTAAGACGCTATTGCTCATGTTTTCTCCATTTATTGGCGATAAAAATATAGTACTGGCAGTTGTCTATTTATCTTAAGGTTGACTTTTAAGTAAGTAATTTTAATTAGATATTAAAATACTAGCTTCTGCAGTAGCTGATTTGACAGTCTGGATTGTGACATACCCAGCCGAAACAGAGTCTATAGTGATTACCCCAATAGTTGTGCTATTGCTGTAATCATTTACTCCACTGGTATATAGGTTTAAATTATTTAAAATTAAAGGAATTGATATTCCGTGGAACTCTTATTTCTAAAGCGCCTAAATAATCAAAACTAGCTTGATTATAAGCTATTGCTTCATTGTATAACATATATTAAATTACCTAACCAAAAACAACTAACTATCATACTAGTAACTAATTTTAGGAACTTTGACTAGTTAATTAAAGTGAGTAATCTTTTAGCGACTTCTTTTTTTGGTAGTCTTCTATTAGATTGGGCATCCAGACTTTGTAGCCGTTTTCTTGACCAACTACTTCTTCTTGCTCGAAAGAAGTCCCATAGCAAGCAATACTTAAATAAGCATATCTTTCACCCTTTTCAACTGGCAGGACTTCGTGTCTACCAATATAGGAAGAAGGGTATATTGCAACTGAACCAGACTTTGGTTTCCATACGGTAGAAATATTAGGGAAGTGGAGTTGCCCGCCGGTGTAGTTGTGGCCATTTAGTTCTTCTTCTGTTTCTACGCAGTCGTTTAAGTACAGGTTAATGCTTGAACTGTTATGCATAGACACTTGATTGCCGGTTGGCTTACCCCATTCATATGGAACTTGATCATCGCAATGCTGACCTATTCCTTGGCCATTTTCATATCCTGCTATGTGACCATTGGGTCTCCACCAAGAAGTCGTTGCAGCATCTGGAAAGTAGCAACAATATTCAACTAGTGCATCATATATGGCATTCTCTAGTGAATCAATAAAGTCTATATATTTTTGAGGGACTTCAATATCTAGCTGTTTACCCTTAGTGTCCAAGAATCTTTGAGGAGCTTTTTCTATATCTGATAAGTTAAATTTAAAACCAGTTTTATTAGTAGCATACTTAACACCATCTTCTTCATGATAGGTGAATGTGTCTTCCTGATTCTTTCGAATCCAACTCATGTATTCGAAAAGCAGGTTTTGATTTACGTCAATTACATTTTCTATTACAACTACGCCCATGCCAATATGTTCAGATTTCATGATATTCCTTAGTAGTTAGATTTTGTTATATAAAATTGAGGAGAATCTTCTTTATAGCCAGACTCTAGTAGATGATTCTTTAAGTCGTCTCTTAAGGTTGGCATATATACATTAGTTGCTTTTTGGGATAATTCTGGATCCTTTAAAGGGTCAGCAACGTATTCGTGAACTGCTGGATTAGGAGTTCCTTGACTATACCATCCAAGGTAACTGTACCTAAAGCCTCCTCTAACTGGCTTAACTTCATGTGCGGCCATGTAGTTGGAGGGAAAGAATATTATATCTCCTTTTTTGGGAGAATAATCTATGTCTAAATAGTTAAAATAATGATGACCACCCATGTAGTTACTTCCATCTAATTCTTCTTCGTTGTCAACGGAATCGTTAAAATAAACCAAACTAGTAACTACATTTCTTAATGCCAATTGGTCTTGTGGTTCTAGAACTCCATAAATATAATCAGCACTAATATCTGAATGAGAACCAAGATAAACATCTTTTGGATATTGAAGAATATGACCTTTGACTTTCCACCATACGCACTTATAGGCTAAGGGGAATAATTCAAAATATTGAAGAAGACATTTGTCTTTTGATGATTCTATAAAAGAAAAAATACTACGAAGATCATCATTGTCCTTGTAGTGAATTGCGCTTGCTCTCTTTGGCATTAAGTCAATACTGTGCTTATTGAAAAAGTAGCCACTTTTATTTACATATATTTCTTCATTGGTTTCCGGATCAATTCCGGGAGAATACATTTCGCTCCACTCTTCTTGAATTAAATCGTCAGATCTGTTAAGTAAATTCTGCCAATCTAAATCTAGACAACCTTCGAATACTACAACTCCACCACCTAGGTGTTTTGGTTCTACTTTATTGAATATCATAATCTTCCAATTTCTTCATTAGTGTTATTGCTTGTCATTGGTCTTTTGGCAGCTTCTGTCAAGAGCGATAATATCTCTGGATCTGTGTTTGCGTGTCTTTTTTCTATTGCATTTAAATAGTCTTCAACTATATTTGGCATCCAAACCTGTCCGCTGTCCATTACGTCAGAAGGCATTCTTATATTTACACCTCTACTTTGGTCACTTGATCCCTGTGCAAAATAACCAACATAAGCGTATCTTTCACCCTCTTTACACTCTAAAACTTTATGAGTTCCCAAATAATTAGAAGGAAACATTAACACGTCTCCTGCTTTTGGAGAATATGTAAAGTTTGCATAAGGGAAAACTATTTCACCACCTACGTAATCATTTTTATTTTTAATTTGATCAACAGAATCATTAAAGTATATAAGGCCACCTAAGACATTTCTTATGGCCAACTGTTGATCAGGCTCTGCTCCGGGTTGATAGTTTACATCGTTGTCACAATGTTTACCAAATCGTCCACCCTTACCATACGCTACGATATGACCTTGTGTTCTCCACCACAGACAAGTTAGCATCATGGGGAATATCTCTACATATCTTAGCATACATGCGTACATTGCATCCTCGCAAGCCTTAAAGAAATCAAAGTACTCTTGGCCCAATCCCTCGTGCATGAAATTCATAATATGATTAGAGGCGATTTCAACATCTTCTAAACTATACCTATGGCCACTTCTATTGATTGCATATATGGGATTGCCTATATCATTATTAATAAAAGTAAAATCGTCCTTTAAAGCTTGTAGTCGTACGCTTTTAGTAAAATCTAAAATGTAATCATGATCATTCATTGGAAGTACATTCTTAAAAAGAACAATTCCCATATCATATATTTCTATATTTTCTTCTTTTATCTCAAACACTATACTGACCTAGGTTCCGTTCCGCATGGCCCTTCTGGTAGAGAGTCGTCTAACGGTTGCAATTCTTGCTGCTTGGCAACTTCGATGACGTCATGACTCTGCGAGTATTGTGTAACTTCTCTACCTTGATAAACTGGATTCCATCCAGCTTCTAAGCCAAATTCTCCTGCTCTCTTTTCCCATCTAGAATAAGGAGTTCTGCAATACATTTCATAATCATCATAGATGTTATTAAACCACACAGGAGGGCACCACTCAAAGCTTTCTGAAGGTTCAGATATTACTACATTTGCAGGTATGTCAGACGACCCCTGTCCAAAAAAGGTAAGGTATGAGTATCTAACTCCATTGCCCATTCTTCCCACATCGTGTGCTGCGATGTAGTTTGTTGGAAAGAATATGATGTCTCCCTTTTGAGGCTTATAGGACACTCCTAAGTGAACAAACCTTAGATGTCCACCAGTAAAGTTTTTACCATTTAATTGCTCTTCATCATCAACGCAATCGTTTAGATACACTAACGCTCCACACGTCTGCCTAGAAGCAACCATACCCTTAGGCATGTACCTAATGCCATTAGTTACTTTATAATTTGTGTCATTGTCAGCATGGCATCCTAGTATTCCACCATCACCATACCTAAGTACGTGACCTCTAGTCTTCCACCAAATGGACCCAATCATTAATGGATAATAATCTATGTATTTAATTAGACCTTTATATATTTGATCTTCTAAATAAATAAAGAAATCTTTTATTTCTTCTTCTGTATTAGGATTTACGGGATCCAATATTCTCACTGGAGCTGCAGGAACATCTTCCATTCTGTACTTGAATCCGTCTTCATTTATGCCGTATGTTACTCCGTCAATTTCTTTAAAGGACCATCTATTTTTGTGAGCTTCTTCAGCTCTTGAATCAATATGATCTAAAACTAAACTTTGATTTATTTTAAATGCATTTCGAATAACAACTATGCCAGGTGCTAATTCTTCTGCTTCAAAATCCGCTATTTCTTTTATGGTTGCTTCGTCAAAATCAGGAGATACTGGATATGCAGTACTGCTCATTCTTGATTCATCTTTTTCAAAAAAAGAACTACTATCTTCCATTATCCTAACACCTCATCTATAGCTTCCCTAATTGTCCATCCTGCACCTTGTATTCTCGGTGTTTCGTCCAATGGCATATCTTGCCAGTTAAATCTTGATATCATAATTCCATCTCTACCTACTAAAAACTTTTCATAATTATGAGAAATTCTCGCCATTGCTTGCCCTTCTAAATTCTGTCCCTTCTTAGCTTCTTCTGTACCGTCTGCAGTAAAATCGGAATACGCTCTTTTGTCATATCCTTTAAGAAAAGAAAATATTTCATGTTCATTTTTTCCATTTACTTCAACTTTTTCAAAAATAGGAAAAGTTACAAAAGGATAATTTACTTTAATGAATTCAGATATTTCCTCATTACTTCCTGGATCCATTGAGCCAAACTGATTACAGGGAAATGCTAGGATAGAAAAACCTCTATCCTTAAATTTATCATGTACAGATTGCAATTGCCACAACTGCCTACTGGTTCTTGCGTACGACCAAAGCTTTGAGCATTGTGGCTCATATCCAAACTTACTGGCAATATTAACTACTAAAGTTACTTTGCCCTTGTATTCTGCAAGGTGGTTTTCTTTACCCATTATTGAGGAGGCAGTAAAATTATACATACTCATTATCTCACCCCAACAAATAACGTTTCTAGATACTGGTCAACCTGCAATGTTCCAAACATTTTATCATTATCGATAACACTTGCCTGCAGGCTGACGGTAGCTTTTATCGGGAATTCTACTTCTAATGAACATTTGAATGTTCCGTCAATAAAAGATGTATTAGTCAGAGGCGCAATTCCTTTTTCATGTGAGACTAAACCAGTTAGACTTTCATTGGAAGTATCTATACTTAAAGAGTATTTTTCTTTACCAAATGGAGTGTCTACGGTAATGCTCCAGTTCCCATTTATATTTATTGGATTATTAGATTCAATCATAACCCTAATTATAGCACATAGTTAATTTATTCGTAGAAAAAACTGCCATTAGAAATAGCTATTGGAGGATTATCTTTATGCCAAACATTTATAACCATAACTTGCCTTATGTTGGATTTGGCGGGGGTACTGCTATGTAGTCTGTGGCCGGCATCAAATATTATAAGTCTATTACCTTTGTAAGATATTCTTTCCCTATCTTCTTTTGGTGAAATATATTCTTTAATATTTTCTTTTTCTAAAGATTCTTTATTTCCATTTATGAAAGAATTTTTATGTATCTCCAAAAAACCACCATCTTCATTATCTACTCCATAATAGACACATCCGGTAATTGGACCTTGAAATATCTTATTTTCAAAATATAAAAAAGTATCTTCGTCAACATGAAGATCTATATACTGTCCAGGATTATATGTTCTTGTCCAGTATTCAAAACCTAAAATGTCTTCATTGGGCCATTCTAGATTTTCTTCCCAAATTTTTTGTATTATTTTTTTCTTCAATGTATTTGCTGGACTTCTCCACCAACCATCCCAAAACATGAATGGCGAATAAGAACTAGAAGATTCTTCGTGATACATCATCAAATGTGCTGCAATTTTTTCTTCGTTTCCCATTGAAGTAGGAAAAAAATTAGGGCTATTTAATAGTTCGTTATATAAATAATTATCTAAATAATTGTCTTTAACTATCATATTAATTTTATTTTAGTTTAAATCTTTTGACGTTTCTGTGAACTCTTGTTCTAGTTTGGTATACTCCGCAACGTTTACTCTTTTTTGTTTATTTTTTACATATTCTTTTATTAAAGTTTGGTTTTCTAAATAAACGCTTTTTTTAATGACATCTACAATTGTATTGTTACGTTCTTTATATCCTGGACCAGAATAATAAGCTATATCTAGCATTTCGATTGCGGTTACATTATCTAAATCTAATTTATTTTCTATACAGAAAGTATATATTACTGTTTCAAAAAAAGACATTTCTTTTTGAATCATAGATTCTGGTATTTGTAATTGATCTGGATAATTTACATTTAAGGAACCAAGAGTTCTATATCTAAGTTTTGATATAAACCAATTCTTAAACTTTGAACCAACTTGTGAATTTTCTTCAATCGACTCTCTAGGATCTCCATTAGCACTAAAGAATAAAGCTAGAGAGGTGTCAGGTTGTCCATTGTTAATCTCTTCTATTGCATCAGCTGGGATAGCCCATTCATCGAATGCATTCTTACATTTTTCAGCAATCTGCTCATTGGAGCTCCATGGATCTTGAGCTAAAAGATTCCATTCATAAGCTAACTTCATTGCGTGGGGGAAGGTTTGAGCCATATTAACCCTACAAGGCCATTGTTTATACAGGCTATCGTTTAATTCTATAAAATCAATTTTTACTATATAAATGTTAGACATTGAAGAAAGATATACAGTCCATCCTTCAATGTTTTCATCATTATAATAAGATTTGTCGACTACATCGCCGGCGTCTTCTTTGTCTGATTCATAGAAAGCAACAGCTGCATAGCCGTCTAGATCACATCTTCTGGAGTCTTCTGTATATGCAGGCCTATTTCCCAATATGTCATGGTAATCAGCTGCTGAATTCATTATATGAAATACTGATTTAGATTTATCGTAGTTATCTTCTAGGACATCTACTAAAAATTCATAGTTTTCGTAAAGAATATCTTCTGTATAATTTTGTGATACTAATCTATATACAAAATCTGTAAGCTTAAAATTTGCTTTAGTAAAAGCTATCAAAGTCTTATTGCCTATATCATAAGTGTCATAGTTAGTATATTCTTGAAGTCCGGTTGGCAAAACCGTATTTAAGGTAAAGTCTTCTTTAACTCCGGTTACGGCATAGCACGCATAGTTAGAGGGGTCGTATTGCTCTATTGTTTTTTTTCCCATAAAGCCTCAATTATGTATTGGAAATTTTATTATCAATTTCTTTTATTCTGTTTAGTATATCATAAATATCGTTTTGAGCAGTGCTGTTTTCCGCAGGTGTAAAGCTTTCTTCATCAAATTGCTCTGGATCTATTCCTAAAATTGACAATCTTAAAATTAAAGATTTTTCTAACTCAGATTTGACTAAACTATAAGCTTCTTTTATTTCCTCAGAAGATAAATTAAATTTCATATTTATGCTTCTAAAATTGATATTTCTTTTTGGATCATAGCCAAAGCATCTATGGATACCTTTAAGCGTTGATGTAGATCTATGGTAGTCAAGTCTGCAGGATCTATTGAAGAATCTTCTTCAAAAGTATCTTCGTCAAACGTTGCTGGATCAATTGCTAATTTTATAAGAATCTCATAAATATCTTTTTCATATTTTGGAATATTTTCTTCTAAAATTTCTATTTTTGTGATTTTATCTATATTATTAAAGATCATAACCGTTCCTTTGAATTTTGGACATATGTTACCTATAGTACCAATTTTTTTATAGATTTACTATTTTAAGACAATATCTTAATTTGGCTCATTAAGCTTTAGGAGGCCATCATGCTTTGGGCCAATTTGATTCCCATTTTCGTCTAGGCCACTTCTAATCCCATTCATCCAAGTCCAAGGTTGCTCATGAAGCTTTTTCATTTTTGCGTCCCCGTATGATTGACGTTTAGCCATTAATTCTGGTTTATCCCAAAGATTTTCGACTACTACCTCTGTATTTTCTAAAAGATCATTCCTATAGACATTAAAAAACATAAATGGCATTCCGGCTTCAAATCTGACCGGTTCTCCAATTTTAGTAATTTTCCAGTTCATATTAAATTCATCTGGCCACCAAGAACTTGGTATAGTGGCAGATAGGGGTGCTGCTCCATCTACGAAATAGTTTGGAGATCCAGTTATCCAGGTGTCATATCCCTCTTCAGTATTAATGGCCCATCCTGTAGCAAAAGACATAATGCCGATTATGGAAGGAATTACAACAGGTCTACCATCTAAGAATTCGCCTTCCAAGACTCTAGGAGTGGTATTGCCCCCATCCCATTGAACTACAACATCTTGCTGAAGGATTAATTCCCAGCCATTTACATTAGCTGCAGACATTGGCAAACACTTGTAAGCGTGCTTATTATAAGTCTCATCCATCCAATCTCGCTTAAGCCTAGACTGTTTTATCTTAGGTGGATTTTGATGAGTTTTAGTTAATGTTATTTTCGTCATATTCTTCTTGGATAAAATCTTCTATTGCTTTTTTGATATTCTTCAATGCCTCTTCTGGAGATACATCCCTATTGCCACTACTGTAAGCCATGTCCAATAAGTCTGAATTACAAAATCTAATGTATCTAGAACCATCTCTGGATACAATAAATTTTTCAAAATTTCCATGAATTAAATCACTAGTTTTTTGTAGTTCCTTAAAAAGTGGATGCATCTCACCTTTTGGTTCATAAAAATCAATGTCGGTTTTATCGTGTTCTTCTCTTAGTCTCTTGTAGGCTTCTTTGTCTTGGTTTGGGTCTAAAATATTGACCATTTCAGAAAATGGAAGATCTGTATTATAAAGATTTTTCATGTGATCTCTCATACTCTCAGCACTAGTGTTAGAGTCTGCAAATTCGCCGTAAGCGTCTTGGCAAAAATCTGTGCTTGGCATTGCTAGGACTTCAAAGCCTAAGTGCTTGTATTGATTATATATGTCTTGGATGATCGTGTACTGAGGAGAGTTTGCGCATTCCCCAGTTACATTAAATAACATAGAAACTTTTCCCTTAAGACTAGCTAAGATATTATCCTGCCCATTTATTGACTTAAGTGGAAAATCATATATGTTATTATCTACATATTCAACAAATGATTGCTGTAGATTGTCTTCCACTTTAATCAGCTTTTGATAATGTTGGGAGGGAAGATATTTCGATCCCCGAAGATTGTGCCACTGACTGCCCAATTTCATTGTAGTTATACATAGTGACAGCACTATACTTGGTGCCCTTTGTTACCGGTTGGGATCCATGAGCGTAAATATAAGTTGAAGGAAAGAATATAACATCTCCTTTTTGAGCTTTAAATTTTAAGTTGAGATAAGGAAACCAAAGCTCTCCCCCTTCATAGTCATCATTAAAAAACCCAACTGACGAAAGTGTACAAAAGTAAGAAAAACCAGAATCTGTATGGACTTGGAAATGTTGACCTTCTCCATATTTTATGAAATTAATTGCTTCCATAAATTCCATTTTAAAATTATATCTTTTTTCATAATCTGTTAAGCATGTAGTTAGTATAGAATTATAATCATCATAAACGTTTTTAATTTCAGATAATTCTGCTGGAAGGTGTGGCCAATGTTTTGGTCCTATTTTAAGATCATAACAATCTCTGTACTCTGGCATTTTTTCGTTATATCCAACCATAGCCTCATTCCACTTAAAATATTCATGATTGCTGTTTTCTAGAGTAGATTCAAGTCTTTGTGGGATAGTCATTTCCTCTGGTATAGCATCTCTATAAAGGATTATTCCTAATTTTGGTTCTTCTATGTTAAAAATTTCCAATTCAATCTCCAATTTTTGGCTAGTTAGCTAGCAGATATAATGATATACTTTATCATAGGTTCTAGTAAATAGTCAAGCCGATCCGATAAGTAAGGTATATAATATGGAACAGTCACTCGTTAAACCAGGTCACTTTGGAAAATCTGTTGACAATATAAAGATAATTAAAAATTTTGTAGAAATAGATGATCTTAAAGTTATCCAAAAGTTTATTCCAACTATCAACGAATGGATGGACGCCGGAGAAAATCAATATGCTGAAGACGGGACGTGTACCTACGACTCAGCCTATTGGGCTGATAGACAATGCAGTTGGGATATTTTAGAGCGAATTAATATAGATGTGTTTAACATGGTAGATAAATATATTCAAAAGATGAAAGTTTACTTAGAAGACTGTTTCAATGTCAAACTTTCTACTAGGCCACCAGTAATTATTAAGTGGAGACCCGGCATGGAGCAAAGACCTCACGCCGACAAACAGATGAATGATGGAAGACCTAATCCATTCCCAACATATGATATAAATTCTTTAATTTATTATAACGATAATTTTGAGGGTGGGGAGTTATATTATCCAGACTATGATCTAACAGTTAAGCCCGAACCAGGTTTGGCGGTAGCTCACCCGGGAGACATAAACTACCTTCATGGTGTAAAGCCAATTATATCTGGAGAAAGATACACCACACCATCTTTTTATACTATTACTGAGTTGAAATAAAATGAATAATATAATAAAAAATTCTTCTTTAAAAGATATTGAATTTAATATAGATAAATATATAAAGTTATTCTTAGAAAATGGTTTACTTATATTTCCTAAAGTAAACTTAAACGACGAAGAACATTATCAACTAATGCAGCTTTTTGGACATGAGTTAAATTGGGGATATATTGCTCAATCTTTTCCAGAAGATCATTCTGTAACATTTGAGATGATCAAGCAAGAAGTAGATCCTGGATACGTTGAAGTGATCAATGAAAGTGGTCATGATTTATTTATAAACTGGCACCTAGAACACGTGGAAAGAGTTAGGCCTCAAGTAGCAGCCTCGTGGAGAATGGATAAATTTACTTGCTCAAATGAATTTGGGGCAACTGGCTTTATCGATGCGTCTGCCTTGTATGACAGATTAAAAGATGAATGGAAACAATTTTTAAACAATTCTTTTGTAAAAAACCCATCTGGCTTAAATATAGAAAGACCTTGTGTTATTTCTCATTTAAACAGTGGTAAAAAAATATTAAGATTACACCCTTACAGTAATGGAGAAATTCTTTGCAGAGTTGGCTTAAATGAACCTTCTGATTCAGATATGAGATTATACCAAGAGATTACTGAATGGGTTTTTAATCAAATCGTAGAAAAAGAACAAGATGCTTTTTGGTGGAATTGGAGTGAAGGAGATTTACTGTTAATAGATTTATCTACTACGATCCATGCTGTTACGGGCGGGTTTTTGCCTGAAGAAAGATCCTTTACTAGACATTGGGCATATCACCTTAAGGAAGATTACGATCTATATAATAATCCTATTTACAGTAAAGGTGGTCACGATGGACAAAATACATATTACTAAAAATATTATAGATAAAAAAGATTTAGAACAAATTATACTTTATTTAAAAAATACACCAGTTATGATTGATGAATCTGGATATTCGCCATTTGGTGTTTATGCCGGGAATGGCAGTCCTGTTCTTCCTGAACTTCTTGGTAAATACTATGATAAAATAAAAGGAATTATTGAAACTTCTTTTAATTGTAAAGTTTATGACGAAGGCGTAACTAGTATAGTTGAGATGAAAACCGGGGATTCAATGCCAGTTCACCTAGATCATGGATCTGCTCAAAATGAAAGTGTTGGACTCAAGACTGGTGCTGGATACCCATCGAGAGACCTTAGTTCAGTACTCTACTATAATGATGATTATGAAGGTGGAGAAATTTACTTCCCTGAACAAGATTTATTAGTTAAACCAGAACCTGGAATGTTCATATGCTTTCCAGCTAAAGATGGATTCCCACATCAAGTCAAGGAAATTAAGAGCGGATACCGTTGGTGCTCTACTAACTTTTGGTGCATTAAGAAAGACTAGGCTCTCAAGTCTCCAAGTGCTACCCAAGTATTTTCAGCTCTTTTTATTAAGGTAACTGAAGACCACTGTGCTCTTAAGATCAGGCCAGGGGTAGCGTTGATTGTTACGCCGCCTGTTGCTGTTATAGTGGTTGCTCCTGCTCCTGTTTGTAATATTGTAATTTGAGTTCCAATTGGGAAAGCTACAGAAGAGTTTAATGGAACAGTTAGAGTGTTAGCTGAAGCATTGCTTATTTCTACAAGTTTATCCTTATCGGCTAATACAAGAGTATAACTAGCTACCTGGGCATTCGTGATCACATTGGATGATGCAAAGTCCAAAGATATTGTTCCATTACCTACTTTCAATTTTTTATTGGTAGAATCCCAAGATAGTCTAGCATCTGTAGTAGAAGAGGATGTCGATAAGGTTAGGGTAGGGCTATTGGTTACTGGGCTAGTAAAAGTTTTATTAGTAAATGTTTCAGTGCCGTCAAGGGTTGTTAGAGTCCCAGTAGTTGGTAGAGTTAAAGTAGTTGTTGCTGTGGCTGTAAGGGTAGTGGTAAATGCTCCAGATGTTGTAAAGTTTCCACCAAGTGTAATTGTATTAGAACCATTGTTTACACCAGTGCCACCGTAAGTTGCACCAATCAATGTTCCATTCCAAACACCGGTAGCTATAGTGCCTAGTGATGTAAGTGAAGATCCAGTAACTCCAGAACCAAGTGTAGTGGCATTCAGGACTGATGTCCCATTGATTTCATAAGCCTTACCTGTAAGCAAGTTAAAATCTTCAGATGAAGTCCAAGCGTCAGTTGCATCAACCCAGTTAAGCGTCTTGTCCGTAGTGCCTTTAAGCGTGATACCGCCGCCATCAGCTGTTACGTCTGTTGGAGTAGTGACGGACCCGAGCTCAATGTTTTTATCATCTACAGTGAGCGTAGTGCTATTAATTGTAGTTGTCGTGCCATTAACTGTAAGATCACCAGAAATCGTAATGTCTGCCGCAGCAAGTGTTCCAGTAAATGTTGGAGAAGCTAGGTTTGCTTTTAAATCAAGAGCCGTTTGTTGAGCCGTTGAAACTGGCTTTGCAGTGTCTGCAGTGTTGTCCACCGAACCAAGACCAACATCTGCTTTAGCAATCCCAGTTGGAGTATTTATAACTGGTGACGTAAGCGTCTTGTTCGTAAGAGTGTCTGTTGTGTCTACACCAACAAGAGTTGTTGTTGCGTCAGGAAGACTTACAGTTCTGTCGGCGGTTGGGTTAACAACGGTGAGTACTGTTTCAAACTCATCTGTTGTTGCACCTTCAAATGTAATAAAATGTGGCTCTGGAAGATAGATACCATGAATTCTTGGAGTTCCACCAGTAGCCGTGATTTCTGGTCCATTGATGGTTGGCGTAGTAAGCGTCTTGTTCGTAAGAGTTTGAGTGTTTGTTGTTCCAACCACTGCACCAGTTGCGCCATGAGCTTCTGTTAAATTTGCATGAGTTGTAAGATCTGAGACTAAAGCAACTGTTCCAGTAAGGTCAGGAAATGTAATTGTCCTGTCTGCGGTTGGGTCAGTGACAGCAATAGTTGTTTCAAAATCGTTTGCCGTTGCACCTTCAAGAACAATACTTGCACCATTAATAATAAGGCCTGCAAATGTTGGAGAGTCACCAGTTGCTACAGACTGCCCAATTGCAATTGTTGCGTTAGAGCCCTCTCCTGGGGTATGGGTAATAGTTACACCAGTTCCTTGAGTAAGGTCAACCATGTAATTTCCAACAGTGTCTGTTGATAGGTTGACAGCATCATTTATCCACGCTGTCCCGTTCCAGCGAAGGAAGTCGCCGTCCGTGGCCGATGTAATAGTTACGTCTGCAAGATCGTTCAAATTAGCTGCCGATACATCTCCAACAAAATATGTAAGAGAATTCCAAGCAGTTGATCCAGTTCCAATTTTTAACTTTTTAGTATCAGTTTCAAAACCACATTCGCCAACAGCAAGGGTTGGGTTGACTGATGTCCAAGATGCTGCTAAGCCTCTTTTGAATTGAATAGTTGCTGCCATTAGATTTCCCCGCCATCGTATAGGATTACTATAGTATTAGTAACTTCAGCTTCTAATAAAACATCAATTGGAGTTCCCGCATTTATATTTCCACCAGCACTTATTCCTGCACTTTGGTCTAAAGAAAATTCTTTTATTGAGTTAGATCCATTTTTATAAAATAATTTTTCATCTGTATAGTTTATTGCTAACTCACCATGCTCTAGTGATACTGGGCTACTGGAAGATGTTCCAGAGTGTTTTAATTTAATAACATTAGCCATTGAATAACTCTTTATTTAAACGCAGGAGGGAAGTAAGGAGGGAAATATGGCGGAAAGAATGGCGGGAAGAATGGCGGGAAATATGGCGGAAAGAATGGCGGGAAGAAAGGAGGGAAGAAAGGAGGGAAGAATGGGGGGAAGTAAGGAGGGAAGTAAGGAGGAAAATATGGCGGAAAGAATGGCGGAAAGAATGGCGGGAAGAAAGGAGGGAAGTAAGGAGGGAAGTAAGGAGGAAAATAAGGAGAATACTTAGTGTAAGCTACATCTTCTTTTCTAGGGTAGACAGTATTGGCTGCAGGTGATGATGACAATATCTCATCTAATCTAGTTAGATTGCCACCACCGGCGTCATTTAATGGCGTGTTAGTTACAGTTCCGTTTGTCGAATTCAGCAGCTGTTAATTTAGGATCAGCAACTGCTGGCTTATCTCCAACTATATTAGGTACATTATTTTTTCTAGGTCCTGATGTATTTCCGCCACTGATAGCCATATTATGCCTGCAAATCTCCTAATAAAACCCACGAATTGGTATCTAACTTTATAAGTGTAGCAGATGACCATTGGGAACGCAACTTAAGTCCTGGGGTAGCATTTACGGTAACTCCACCAGCACCTACAATAGTAACTTGACCAGCTCCCTTTTGAAGTAAGTCAATCCTATCTCCAATGGCAAACGCAACAGAAGACTCTAGGGGAACGGTTAGGGTAATTGCTCCAGCATTTGAGAGAGTTACTAGCTTAGCTAAGTCGGCAAGTGCTAAAGTATAGGTCGTGCCTGTCTGAGCATTTAGGGTTGATCTAAAGCTAGATTTAGCAACTCCGTCTTTTAGATCTGTGTAATCTACGCTATTATTTAAATTTAATTTAGAATAAGCAATAGCTGCCGATGAGTTAACATCTGCATTTAATATAGTGTCATTGGCTAACATTGTACTTGTTACGGTTCCGGTGTCGGAAGTGGTTACTACTAAACTAGTTATTGCAATAGTTGGAGTAGCACCTTCTCCAGAGTTATTTGTGACCGCAATGCCGGTTCCGGCAACTAAGTTTTTAACATAATTACCTGAAGTATTTGTTCCAAGATCTATATAGCTATTTACCCATTGAGACCCATTATATTGTAAATAATTATTAGGAGTAGCGCTAGTTATAACTACATTATCAATATCATTAATATCAGCTACTGAAGCAATAAATGCTTGCGGAATCCATTGAGAAGTAGCTTCGTCCCAAGATAAAATATCATTATCATCTGGATTAACATAATTAACGTCAGTCAAACCAGACAAAGAAGTTGTTGGGCTGCCTATAACAGAACTATAAATATAAACCTTTACAGAGTCTAAAGCTGGCGGAGTGTCAAAAGAGAATGTAACAATATTTGTAGTAGTTACTTCCCATGTAGCAGCTATTACTTGATATGGGCTTGCTGCTTGCCTAGCTTGGATAAATACGTCTCTTGTACCCAAGCTATGTACAACCGGAATAGTGTCATCAACGCCATTGCCTATAATCCCAGTATATGTAGTTCCTTCTAGGTCAGGGAAAGACGAACCAGCTAAAGCAGCATATACTGCAACTCTTACGGACGACGCACCTGGTGCACTATCAAAATATAAAATAATACTATTATCAGTAGTTGCTTCCCAATATGTAGAGAATGATGAATATGGCGAATTTGCTTCTGTGGTAGATACGAATACATCTCTTGTAGCTAAGTTGTGAGTAATTGTAAATGTAGTTTGAGTTCCATCTCCAATAGTGGAGAAATAGGCACTTCCTTCAACGCTTGGGATTGGAGCACTGCCTGCTGTCCATGTTCCGTTTTCTTGATATACCAAAACTTGATTTGGAGTTGCTGATCCAATTACTACGTCAGTTAAATCATCAAGAGAAGCTACAGTTGATGCAACTCCTGGAATATATTTATTTAAAGCTGAGCTGTACTTAAGTACATTTGTATCGGATGGGCCACTAGCATCTATTTGTACTCCACTAACAGTTAAGAATGGTGCAGTAACCATGCCGGTAAAAGTTGGTGTTGCACTATTGGCCTTTAAGTTTAATGCCGTTTGTTGTGCCGTTGAAACTGGCTTATCCGCATCGCTTGTATTGTCTACGCTGCCAAGACCAACCATTGATTTAGTAACACCACCCACAGTTCCAGTAAAAGTAGGATCTGCTATGTTTGCTTTAAGATTGAGTGCTGTTTGCTGAGCAGTAGAGACAGGCTTTGCCGTATCAGCTGTGTCATCAACAGAACCAAGTCCAACCATAGATTTAGAGATGCCAGATACTGTTCCAGTAAATGTTGGATCTGCAGTTGGTGCTTTTGTATTAATTTGAGTTTGTATAGCAGAGGTGACGCCATCTAGGTATCCAATTTCTGTATCCGTAATATTGGCAACACGCGTCTGGACTATTGACGTATCAATTGCAATGCCAGGGGTAGCACCTTCTCCAGAGTTATTGGTGATAGTAAGACCGTTGCCTTGGACTAGATTCTTAACATAGTCTCCAACTGTATCGGAACTTAAATCAACAGCATCGTTGACCCATTGGGAACCTGACCATCTTAAAAAATCACCATTGGCCGTACTAGTTATGGTTACGTCTGAAAGGGCATTTATGCTATGGTTAGATATGTCAGATACTGTCCCCGTCACGTTTCCTGTTATATTACCAGTGACATTGCCGACAACGTTTCCAGTAACATTACCTGTTAAATTACCTGTTACATCTCCGGTTAAAGGAGCTACAACTCTAGCAAATGTTGGCGTAGCAGAAGTAGCTACGCTTTGGCCAATGGAAATTGTTGGGGTAGCTCCTTCTCCAGAGATCTGAGAAATTGAAACACCAGTGCCTGCAGTAAGGTTCGTTACATAATCACCAGTAGTATGTAATCCGAGTGTTACTGAATCTGCTACAATAGAATTTAAATCTAAATAAGTAGTTCCATCATTTGTGAACTGCCATTTATCTAATGCTTCATTCCATCTTATCTGAACGTTTGTAGAAGTCCCACGTTCAACTTCAATGCCAGCGTTAAGAATTGGGGAGCCTGTAACATTGGAGTTTAATACTAAAATATTATCTTCAATAAGAACTTCAGCTACATTTAAGCTTACGGTGTTTCCAGCAATAACTAGATCTCCACCAACTGTAAGATTGGAACCAATAGTTACATCATCTTCAGTGCTAATCTGTGTTTCGTTATTTTGCAGCCAAGACCAGGCAGTAGAAATTAAATTATTATCTTCATCTTTGTAATAAACTATCCCATTAATTGGATCTAGTGCTATTTGACCCTGAACAATATTAGGGGGATTAGGTAAAGCCATAAAAATTTTCTTTCATTTAATTAAAAACAATTAATAAATAATATTAAAAAGTTCCACCATTAAGCGTATAGTTGCCAGCAGCTACGTCAGCTAATACTGAGCTATAGGCCTGTACATTGGTCCCAATTGCTAATCCAAGGGCTGTACGGGCGTCTGAGGCACTTGTGGAGCCAGTTCCACCGTTAGCTATGGCTATTGCTGTACCATTCCATACACCAGTTGCTATTGTGCCAACCGAGGTAAGGCTTGATGCGGTTACTCCTGAACCAAGAGTAGAGCCAGAGAGTACAGAAGTTCCTGCAATCAGGAATGACTTTCCGGTTAGAAGGTTCATGTTTTCTGATGAAGTCCATGCGTCAGTTGCATCAATCCAGTTAAAGGTCTTATCTGTTGCGCCCTTGAGCGTAAGACCGCCACCGTCAGCACCTGCGTCTGTCGGAGTTGCCACTGAACCAAGCTCGATGTTCTTATCATCAACCGTTATTGTAGTTGAGTTAATTGTAGTCGTTGTACCATTAACCGTTAGGTCACCTGAAAGGGTAAGAGATGTACCAGATACCGCACCAGTAAATGTTGCACCCGAAAGTGCTGCAACGTCTGCGACCAAAGCAACTGTACCAGTTGCATCTGGAAGTGTAATTGTGCGGTCTGCTGTTGGGTCCGTAACAGCAAGGGTTGTTTCATGATCATTAGCAGTTGCACCTTCAAATACCATACTTCCACCATTAAGTGTAAGCCCTGCAAATGTTACACTTGCAGAGGTTGCTACATCTTGACCAATAGATAGTGAGTGAGTTGTCCCCTCACCTGTTGTTGCTGCAGAAGAAGTAACACCAGTTCCACCAGTTATTGTTGCTACATAGTTTCCTGAAGTGTTAGTTCCAAGCGCAATTTCTATTGTTGTTGAACCAGCTGCGGTCAAACGACCCTGAGCGTCAACCGTGAAGGTTCCAACCGATGAGGCAGAACCAAATGAACCTGCTGATACTGCGGTGTTATCAAGGTCTAAAGTAAGTGTGTCGGTTGCAGAAGCTGTTGATGTTAAGCCAGTACCACCAATTATTCTAAAAGTGTCTCCACCAGAAATTGTTAAATCTGCACCACTATCTGCATCTACTGTAAATGAAGTAGATATAGAAGCTGTTCCAGCTGCTGTTAAACGACCCTGTGCGTCAACTGTAAAGGTTGGGATTGCGCTAGCTGAACCATAAGATCCAGCTGTTACCGCTGTATTATCAAGATTAACGGTAACAGTATCTGTTGCTGAAACTACTGAGCTTAAACCTGTGCCACCAGAAACTGTAAGTGTATTGCCATTTGCAATTGCTTCACTCGTTCCAGTATCACCAGCAAAAATTAGCCCAGTAAATGAACCACTTGCAGTAACTGCTGCGTCTACGTATGCAGTAGTAGCAAGTGATGTTGAGTTGTTATTTGGAGACTTAGTTGTTGCAGTTGCCGAAGAACCAAGAGCTATAGTGCCAGAAAATGTTTTATTACCAGTAATTGTTTGAGTGCCAGTAAGTCCAACTACCGCTCCTTGGCCTGCGATAGCTTCCATTGTTGTAGCAGTACCACCTGCTCCACCTGTGCCCTTACCATAGTAGAGAATATCGTCAACTTCATTATAGGCAATTTCTGCATTTTCGAGTGATGCTGGAGCACCGGCGTTGCCTGACGCCCTTCTTTTAATTCTAATTGTATTAGCCATTTTAGTAGTTTCCCCCATCGGTTAAATTATTTTCGGCGTAATTAATCCATTTTGTGCCGTTGTACCTAAGTACGTTGCCAGAAGCAACAGAAGTAATAGTAACGTCACTTAAGCCATTTAGAGCTTCAGATGCTTGTATTCTATCCTTAAGTGTTAAGTGAGAACCTGCTGGATTAATTCCAAGGACAGTTTGGACAGCCTCCATGGCATCATTAATGTTTGCATGCTGCTGGGCGTGAGGTACTGCGCCAGAATTTAAGGTATCTGTTGCAGTTGGATTGATTAAAACATCTAAAGAGTTAGGGTAATTTGTAGCCATTTTATGCTCCTATAATGATAATATTTTTGTAGAATTATTTTCCCAGACTATAGTTAAACTAGAGCTTATGGGTGAACCAGTAAATGGTAAGTTAAATCCAGTATCTATATAAAATAGTAGTCTGGAAGTAGCAGTATTCCCAGTAGATTGAAATAAAATTATTGCTTCAAATGTTGTGTTAGCTTCTAGGTAAATTGATATATCATCGGCATCGACAACCCCAAGAGTATTAGTTACCCCACTGATTGCACCGCTGGTAGCAGCAATTGCGTTATTGGCTACAGAAGAGAGGAACTCGTGAGATGACTCTGATGCAGTATAGTTTGCTGTTTTTACGAATAATAATTTAAATTGATTAGAAGAAAAATTTATCTGTCCATTTAATATTGCTTCTTTTGCTTTTTTGTAAACAAAATTAGACATATTAAATACCTATATCTTTAGATATTATAATTCTATACTTGTAGCCAGTTTCATAATACTCTTTGTCATTTGGATAGAATACAGGTGTGGCATCGGGGGAAGGCATGTCTAAGTAAACTTCTGGCTCCCACGAATGAATTGAAACATTAGCTGAAACTGTTTCCCACCTAGATGGTATTCTTTGAATTTTTTTTCTTTGTACTTTAAAGTAATCATTATTAAGAAAGTTAGAAGCTGGGCGAGCGTTAAAGGTAATTGTGACTCTGCCGTTGTTATGGGAGTTGTCTATATAAAATGAACCATTTTCTGGATCTATTGATTTTATAAAAAAATTGGGATTCTTAGCAATAATTTGAACTGTAGAAAAAGCATCTGTTCTTAAAGACTTATCTTCAATTAAAATTTCTTCATAATCAGGTTCTTGGAATGAAGTTATATTAGCTATTACCGTAGATGGAGTAGCATCGTCATTCTTGGTAAAAACTATACTTTCTGATGGTATCTTTTCGTTTACGGCATCGAAGAGATTGGTTACTTTTATCTTATATTCTTTATTGGCAGTTAACTGCTGGTCCCAAAATAATCTTAATGTTCTAGAGATCTGATTATAATCAGTAATTGTATTGATAGGCGCAAATGGACTATTTACAACAATTGGAGTTGCGTCAGTGCTTTCTACCGTAAAGTTTGGATTAATTAGAGTACTGATTTTAACAGTTCTACCAAACTTAATTATTACTACGTCAGCGTCTACACTAGCGTGCTCTATTAAATATAGTGCCACATTATCTCCTTATTCCTCTGTACATTTAGTAACCTTGTTTGGAAAAAGAATAAGGGACGGTAGTTACCTACCGTCCCAAATCCCTTAGGTTTAGTCACCAAAGTGACCGCAACTATAATTGTCCTAAGATTAGGCTGTTTCGTTAGTAACGAGAACCTCGTAGTTACGGCTGAGGTTAACGTTCTTAGCAACAGTGATACCCTCACCATCGCCAAGCATTACGATGTCGTAGCGCTCTTTCATCTTCAATTGACGGATGTCACGTGAAGGATCATCGAACTGATCGGTGGACATATCGTCCTTAACCAACAATGAACCAACTTCGTTTCTATCAATCAAGAAGAGGTCAGACTTAGCTGCCGTAGCACCGCTCTTAGCTGTGAAGCTTACGAATGGTGATACAAGGACATTAAGGCCCATAGGTGCAGTTGAGTTAAGTGCTCCATCTGCATTTGTAGGACGGTAGCCCCAACTTGTATTGACCGAAGATGCTGCTCCACCGTAGTGGAAGATTGCATCTTTGAGGAATACTGACCACATCAATGGGTGAAGGATAAAGTCGGTTGGAACATGCTTTTCTGCCATGAGAACTGCTGCCATGTCGACGATATCGTCCCACGTGATGGTGTCATTGAAGGCACCGGTAATGTCACGACCAGTTGTGTCATCGTATGAACCACTGTCATTGTCGAAGACAATAGTTGCGGCGTCTTTGAAACGACTTAGTGCGATCTGCTCTTTCAAGCGAGCCATTGCACGACCTGCTGCGCGGACGTGAAGACCAACGATGTCCCAAAGGGAGTCAGCGATGACTTCCTCTGTAAAGGAGAGCTTAACGCCCTTCTTCGACACTTTGCCTTCAATCTGCTTCGCAAATGCGAGTGACTGCTCTGGGTACTCTTGTCCTTCAGGGATCTCTGCTGCTTGGATTGCATTAACTGCTGGGAATTCTAATGAACGGCCCTTTCCAAGGCGAACAGTAGAAAGTAAGGGTGTGATCAACAATTGTGGCTCTGCAGCCTCTCTTAGAGTGCGAGAGATAACTTTAGGGAAAAGTGCTGCTGCATCTGGTGATGCAAAAGCTTCCTTGACAGTAACTCTGTTGTCTTCGTCGATGTACCCATCCTCTGATAATGCGGTTTCCCAAGCTGGGAGACCTGAAAGGAGTTCTTGGATTGTTTTACTCATCTTAGGGTTTTCCTTCTTTTCTTTTTATAAGGTTAGGTTGACGCGGAATGCGCCAATGACATTGTTTACATCCAGGTTTGAACGGATGCCCAACTTGCCGTTGAATGGACCACTTTGCGTGATTTCAAAAACGGTTTTGAGAGCGCCCGGATCTGAAGGCAACTGCATGTAGGAGAGGAGGCCGTCATCAAAATTGGTGGCGAACTTCTCTACTTCAATTACCTTACCAACTTGCAACCATGGGTATGATCCACAGTCAGCAGCTGATAATGCTCTTGGGCGACCCATAAAGTCTGGAGCGATTAATGAACCGACTGTTACGTCGTTGTTAATGCCATTGACCATTGGGTACTCTACGTATCCATGAGTGATGAAACCAGCACCCTGTGAAGTGCCCTTGTCAAAAGGACGGTAGAGATCGTATTGTGCAACGCCGACTGGAACGCTTCTTACTGCTACTTCAATGCTGTCAGTAGCGCCTGAGCTGTACGCAGGGGTTGCACCTGTAAGTGGAGACCATGAGTCTGGCATGTTGTCGCCCCAGGTTACTGCAGAGCCAGAACCATTAGCTGGAACTACTCTTGCGTCACCATTGGCGTCAGCAATAACTGAAATGATTGTACCCTTAGGGATTACAATTTCAAAACGATCATCTTCACTGTCTGAATAAAAGGTCGGAAGACCTGGGTGTGTTAGGAGGTAAGCTGCTGGAGCGATACCCTCTGAGACTACTAAACGGCCTGTGCCGGTCTTAGTCCCTACTTTACGAAATTTTGCTAAACTCATTTAAATTTCTCCTTAGATTATGATTAAAGTTTACGGCGGCCCATTAAGGCATCTACAAATAACTGCTCTGGAGTATTTGTCACTTTTTCTTCGACTACTTCTTCTTCTCCGTTAATGGTGGTGACGTTTTCTTCACCCTCAATAACTTCGATTTCTGAATTCATCTCTAACATCATTCCAGCTATTTTCTTGGTAGCTGGCATTTTTGCCAGATCTCTCAGAGAGTCAGCAAGAGATGAAGCCGAACGGCTAACATGTTCCTGAATAAGAGACTCTCTAATTTCTTGTGATTCAACTCCAGCTGCAATCTTTGCGTCTACAACTCTTTCAACAAGAGTTCTATGTAATGCATTTTTGAGCTTCTGGTTTTCTTCTTCAAGAGATTGAAGCTTGCTAGCATTAGCATTTTCCTCAGAGGCGCTTTCGTTGCCAGTGAGCTCTGCTTTTGCCACTTCTTCTTCTTGATTTTCTTTTGAATCTTCAGGATTAGCGGAATTAACTACAATGAGTTCTTCTGCTGATTCTGAAACTTCTTCAGACTTTGCTATTCTCCATGATTCATCAGCTGGTTCTCCAGCCTCCATCTTGAGGAAAGACTTTAACTGCCATAGCCACTTTTTGTGTTGGCCATCTTGTTCAGTCAAGATATCGGCAGTTTCTTTTTGGTTTAATTCATTTGCTACCAAAAGAGCAGCAGCTGTGCTAGCATCAACTGTAGCAGCATCTTCTAGAATCTTTTGAATGGCTTCTAATAATGCTTCGTTTTCAACTACAGCTTTATCACTTGCTTCTTCATCTTTAACTGATTCTTCTGCAGCTTCTGGGGCTTCTTCATTAGCGGTCTCTTCTTTGGGAGCCTCTTCTACTTCTGGTGCTTCTGTCTCAGGAGCCTCTTCTGCAGGGGTCTCTTCTGATTCTTCTACTGTTCCAGAAGCTATAGCTGAAAGATCTTGACTTAGATCTTCAACAGCAGCGAGTATGTCCTCGCTTACAACATTTGCGTCCATATTTGATTTCTCCTGTGGATTAATATCTTTTTCAACTTCTCCGCTAGATAGTAATGAATTAGCTTCACTATGTGCACTTTCACTCTCCTGTATTGCCATGGCGGTAAGGAAAGCACCTTTAAGATGCAAATAAAGAGGCTTTGATTCTTTCTTTTTCATATTTTTCAATAAAGATTCATGCTCATCAAAAGAGTAAATATCTTCTTCGTTCATGTGTAGAACAAAAGCAGAACTCTTAGCTACCCAGCCTTCTGAGGTTGGTTTTTTGTTTTCATCGTCCACTACAGTAGTGGATCTAACCCCGGACTTACCGTCAGCAGGTTGGTTTACGAAAGAATATTCCTTAAAGGAAATGTCTTGCATATCTATGAATGCAAGCTTGCCTTTGTAGACTTGACCTCTACGATACTTAGGAGCAGCTGGTCTTCCTGATGCGTTCTCGGTAGCGAGATCTTCTCCGGAAATGGAACAAACTGCTTTTCCTGCTCTACCGCCAACTGAACCAGTAAGATATCTCTTATCGAGGATCTTTTGTGCAGCAACTGGATCTGTAATTGCAACTTGCAATCTCACGAAAGGACTTCCGTCACCTTCTTTATCCATCTTTGCTGCCATAACACGACCAATAGGCTCTGTGTTGAGATCATGGTTCATGATGATTGGCTTAGGGTATGGCTCAACCCAGGACTGCAAGGCTTTTTCAAGCTCTACAGCGGAATAGTTATTGTAATTAGAGGTCAATCCGTTCATGGATTGCAGCAACTTCAATAATTAAGCCATAGTTAGCATTAAATGATTCCGAGAAATTATAGTTGCTCTCGCTGATATCTGGAAGTTGAACTGTAAAGTTCTCCGTGAATTCAAAAGTCATTTATTTGTTCTCCCTAAAGAGCAGTTTAAACTAAACATTATAGTAAGTTAAGTTATTATAAACTAAACATTCTTATATAAGAATATCATACTTTAGATAAAGATTGCAACACATCTTTATGTCTTGGATCACCATTTTTAATAAAATCATTAAACATAGCTTTACTCATAATATGAGGGGCATACATGTAGGATGCACTAAACAGTTTATATCCCATTTTTGCACAGTTCCCAGACCAACCAAGATCTTCTCCCTGTTCATGTATTTGATAGTTTATATTTTGATACACATTTTTTGACATCATTTTTGCAGCCATTATAATGTCTGACTGGAAGTAAGTCCCTAAAGGAAAGTTATCAATTCTCATTGCCTTTTTGCCTACTTCGCCAATCCACTTCATGACGCTAGGGAATCTCATTCCTACAGGAGTCATAAACATAAGTGGACTTACGGCATCTGCCCCATCTTTTATATGGGCTATTAATAACTCAATAGTGCTTGGATTAGTTAATAAGATATCTGAGTCTAGACTAAAGAAATAATCAGGCTCATATTCTCTAACTTTATTTAAAAGAATATTTCTTAAGTTAGTCATATTCTCATATTTAGATATAGTCCATTGACGCATTCCTTCTTCGTGGGAAGAATGGTTCAAGGTATCTGCCGATATAAAATCTACAAAAGGAATTTCTGGATGGACTGATTTCCATCTTTCAATCATAGCTATAGTCCCAGTATCATCTTTACTTCCAACAAAAACAAAACCTATTTCACTTAATGGGAAAGATTGATTTTCTATGCAAGATGCCCAAGCTGGGAATATCCATTCCCTATCATATATAGGGCAACCTATAATGAGTTTCATTTTACTTTTCGGTAGCAGCTTCTTTGGGAGCAACTTTGTTTCTAGATTGAACTTCTTCTTCTTTTGTAAGAGGCTTTGATTCTTCAACCTTAGGCACTTCTACAGGCGCGGGTACGTCTGCAGGAGTGATAATTTTTTCAACGACAACAACATCTTCTTTTTGATTAGCGGCTTCAAGTTCATCGATCTTGTCTGCAAAAGCTACAACAATATCAACTAGGATTTGTAAGCCTAGTCTAGCTTGGCCATTATCTACTGCGGTTAAGAATGCATCGATTGCATTGTCACCGTATCTCATTTGCTTGCCTATTTCTGATTCAATATACATTAATCTACCTGTTCGTTTCGTTCGACTGTTTCGTCTTGCTCATATACATTATACTCGTCTTTGAGTGCATTTTCAATCATTGGGAGCCAAGAAAGATCAGATCTTCTTATATTAGGAGAAGTTCTTCTGCCCTGTTGATTTGCTGGACGAATTACGTTACCAGCACCTTTTCTCTTTGACGGCAGGTTCTTCTGTCCCTTAGGAGCAGGTTTTTGCTTATCTGAATTCTGAGCCCCTGCTGTTACTGGAGGAGCATTATCTGCTACAACTTCTGCCTGATTTTTTGCTATCTCCATTTGGATATCAGCTTGAATGCCGGCGAACAATTCATCTCTATCATAATCTGGATCCATACCAAGTTGTACTCTAGCTTCAGGTAAAGTGATTGTAGAGTTAGTATATTTCTGTATTATGTGAGTTTCTTTTTTAACTTGCGTATCAACATCAATCTCATTAAATTTAAAATAACATCTATCAGAAACGCCTGTTTCCATTGGGTTTACGATTGGATCGAATCCGCCTTCAAATAATAATTCATTGAAGAAATGTAATCTAATCATCTCAGACATTTGCTTCTGGTATTGTTTAACCTTGTCATACAGTGCAGTGTCTAATCTATCGGTCATAGCTCTATTGCCACCGTTCATAGACATGCCTAGGTGATGAGGTGCTACTCCAAGTCCAATAGCTACTCTTTCCTTAAAGTGATTCAAATAACCTTCAGCATTGAGCGAAGCGTTGTTTGCCCCTATAACTTCTACGTCATGTCTAAATGGAAGAATTAATCCACCTTCAGCTCGCATGCTTTCTATCTCAGAAGATGCTCTTTCGATTTCCTCGGGCTCAGCTGGTTGATCGGCTGTTCCAATCTTATATTTATAAAGAGGGAATAGTTCTCTATGGACTAAGTTTTGAATGTCTTCTTCAAGTTGTCTCAAAGCAATAATATCATCTAGGGCTGCACTGATAAATGGAGTGCCAAATGCACGTCCAGTCTTCTTGTCAAAGTGTAAGTGAATTACCTTCTCAGCGTCCCATACAGGGTCTCTATCCGTTGGCATATAGGTCCAGGGGTTGGTCTGCTGTCTATAAGCCTTAGGCTTGTTGTGCTTGTCTCGCAGGATCCTAACCTGCTCGGTTGGAATAATGTAATATCCAACAATAGGTTGAGTGCCGTTTATTGGTGTTAAAGGAGTAGGGAAGTACTGAGACATGTCAGCTCTTGCCTTAACTATAAAAACATTGGAGAACTTAATTAGATGATCTGTTACCTCAAGAAGGAAATCGCTAAATGGTCTCTTCATGGCTATTTCCATAAAGTCTATTCTTTGATTAATATATGCAACAGCCTCTGGATTTTCTCCAGTAATCTTCCAGCCTTCTTTCCAAAACAACTCCTTGTACTTAAGCATTCCTTGCTTGGCGTAGGAGTCTGTATCTAGGGCTTGTAATATTCTTTCAAAGTTATAGGGCGATGGTTCAAAGGTAGCCCTAACGTTGTAGTAATAAGTTGTGCCACGAAAGCCCAAAGCCAAGGACGCTGGTTTAAGCGCCTTGGATAAAGACTTGACCTGATCTGGTTCTATGGACTTTGCTAGAAAATCGGCAGAACTATTCTGGACAAATGGAAGATAATCTTTTAAAGCCATTTATATTCTCCTGTTTAAATATATAACTTAATAGTAGTATTTAAAACTACAAAGGAGAAGTTAGCTATTGAGCTTGTAATTCTGTAGCCTCAAAAGCTCTTTTGACGATAAGAGCCTTAACTGACTCGAGCCAAAAAACTGTTTCAGCTTCGTTGAAATCACTCTTGTAACCAAGGTTTTGATCACTAATGGTAATAGTAATTGCAAAATCCTTTTTAGGTTGTGCTGGTGCTTCTGTCTGTATTTCTACTGGTGCTTCTTCTGCTGTAGCTTGTACTTCTTGTGACATTATTTTACCTTTTCATTTGGATTGGTGGGGGTTTCAAATTCATCAACTGGCGCTTGTGTCTGTGCTAGTTGCATAGTTAGTTGTTTTATTGCAGCTTCTTTAACTACAAGTTCTGTTATCAGCTGACTTACTTTTTCTTGAAAAGCCTGCATGATCAGATTGATGTCTAAATTTTGTTCATTCATAACAAGTATTATATCAGACGAGATTCTAGTTCTTCAACTTTACTAGATAATTCTTCAATTCTTTTATTTTGGTCAAGACTTGCAGCAATAAGGACTCTACAAAATTCTTGATAATTAATCTGCAAATAACTATCTTCTTCATTCCCAATAACCATGTTTGGAAAAATAGTTCTTACCTCTTGAGCAATCAAGCCTACTTCTTTTTCTCCAGTTGGCGCATATGTGCCTCCGACAAAAGGTTTTTTATCATTGTATTCAAAATCATAAGCTTTTAAAGAATAAAATTTATTTAAATGATTAGAAACATTTTCATTTATATTATCTTTAATTCTTCTGTCTGAAGCGGCAGCGGTGCTCCATAATCTAACTGCACCATTGTCGCTATTCACCAAAACATACATATAAGAATTATTTGAATAAGCAAAATTTAAAGAAAAATTATAGTCGCTTGGCATATTGGTATAAACCGCACTCGCGGCAGGGAATCTTATTCCACTAAGGCCGCTAACAATGATACTGTCAACGGTAACTGAACCAGAACTAACTGCAATCTGTCCATTTGTATCGTTATTTCCTGCTCTAATATAAGTTACACCTCCAGCACCACCGCTCAGAAATGTATTAGTTCCATCAGATAAAACACAGTATTCTGAGGCAGACATATTAGTTGTAGCAAGAGACATATAGTTAGAACTTGCGGTCCATGAGCGCATTGAAAGTCCACCATCAACTCCTGCTACTTGCACTACATTCTCAGCACGAATTGTTGCAGGGCAATAAAAGTTCTTGCCGTTATAAACACGAACCCATGTACTATCTTCCATGAATATCCCGCCACCGTATGTTTGATTGTACCAACCAGTAGCACCGGTAGAACGAAACCATCCATTAGCAGAAACTGAGCCTGCATCTGTTATCCCAGTTCCACCTACTGCTACAAATCCAGCAGTAGTCAAGTTTCCATCTTGATACACTCTAAATTTTGAAGAGTTATTTTCAACAATTTCGATACCAATGTTCCCAGGAGCACCCTCGCTGCTTCCAAGAGTCATATATCTATTTATTGTTGGAGCACCACTACCGTATCCAGCAAGCCTAGCAACTTGAATATATTCACCCACTAAATCAGTTCTATGCCTCATATTGGCATGACCCCCAGAAAGGGGCGAGGAATATACGGATATATCTCCATAGTCCAAGATTTCCATATAGTTTTGTGAGTTATAGCCAATGCTATTCATTCCAGATGCACTGATATCAAAAGGTCCAATTCTTCCAGTTGTTGCTTTAATTGCACCAGCTGCTGTTACATAGAAAGGGTTAGTGCTAGTATTGAAAGTTCCAGCTCCAGACCATATATTTCCATTAGCATCAACGTGAAAAGAACTACTATCAAGTCCGCCAATATCAAGCGTAGAACCACTAATTGATCCACCAGTAATAGCTGGCGTTGTCATTACTGCACCCGTAATGCTTACGCTTGTAGCGGTTAATGAACCCGTATTTGAAACTTTAAAAGGAGCACTAGCGTAAGTGCTAGCCCCTAACCACATGTTTCCGTTAATATCAACATGAAACGACGAGGCGTCTAATCCACCTATGTCTAAAGATGTTCTTACTGTTAGGTCATTAAATTCTGCATCCCCAAGACCTGTTATTTTCCAACCAAGCGATCCTGCTGAATAGTTAGAAGATTTTATTATAGAGTTAGCGCCATTGAGTGTTATCTCAGCTGCGCCAATTGTTCCTGTTGTAATTTTTGCTGCGGTTAAACTACCAATAAACTCTTCATCGATTAATGGCGTATCTGTGCTGGTCTTTTTAATTAAGGTCCATGGACCGGCGTTGGTAGATGTGTCTATACCCCTAATTGCCCCATAGTAGGAAACTGCAGAAGTTGTAGAGGTTGTAGAGGTTGTAGTACTATTTTCTACAGATACCGTAAATACATTAGCTAGATTAAAACCTTCACGGTAAGGTGTTATTGTTCCAGAATTAATACTTACGTTTCCATCTAATCTATAATATCCCGGATTAGCTGGATCTGCTTCTACTTGATCTTCTGTATAAAGTCTATATTCATATGTAGCTATATCTAAATCCTCAGAATTATCAAAAACAAACATAACGGTTTGGAAAGATGCATATAGCTCAAGATTACTTATAGCGGTCGGGATTGTACTGTCTTGAGGAACTCTAAATTGAATAGTATCTACATAGTCAGATACTATATTTAGTTCTGGGTCTTTAGCCCTTACTGTTACTAGGTAATTTTTTCCGTGGTTTTAAATCTTGTACGGTTCTTTTTATGATGGCCATTATCGTATTCCCCCTACTGTAATAAAAGATAAATCTGGATTAAATTCTTCTTTTTCATAAATTAATTTATAATTAGGAGAAAACATATATTTGTCTATTTTAACAGAATTAGACTGAGACATTATATTTTTATCTGTTAAAGTTTCAATTTCAAATATATATTTTTTATATTCTAAATTAGAATTTTCATATAAAATTTCAGATTCCAATAACATAGAATTATAGCAGTCTACTTCTGTCCAGTCTAAAATAACATTTTTTGATATAGAGTTATCGTCATATAAAGATAATATTCTTATCCTGAACTTACCAGAGCTAGGCCCTTTTTCTCCATAAATTTCAAAACCTGGACCATCAAAAATGCCAAAAGCTTTAGCTCCTGGGGTTAATGAATAGTTATCTTCCCAATCAGTTCCGTTATTGTATAAAGCTAATTGATAACTCTTGGTAGAAGAACTAGTAGCTGAGTATGTATATGATGAAAAACTAGCAACATCTAAGTCAAAAAAAGCACCTTGTGCGTATATTACATCTTGTGGGTTATCTACCATTTTATAAACAATTTTATCATCTAAAGTAATAAATTGCTGCAAGTACTTAAGGTAGTCTGTTCCATAATAAATAGAATAAGACATAGAGCTTTTTGTGTTTTTTGCATGTTTTTCTGCGGCTTGAAAATAAACTAAACTGTTGCCAGAAGTCGCACTATCAATGGCCTTACTTCGAACAACTGTTCCAGCGACATCAGATTCACTGTCTTCATAAACTACAATATATGAATCTTGGGTTGTCTCAACCCCTAAAGTTTCATTATAATATTTATTTACAGACTTAGTACCTAGGTCAACATATACAACTTCACCGGCTTCAATGTCTTCTTCCAAATCGTCTATTAAGACTCTTCTTCTCAAGGGGGGCGCGGCATACTGAAGTGTAGCTGGATCGTTTGTTATTGTGCTTATTCTTAGACTCAAATCTGAAGTAGATATAACTACTCCAGAATTAGTGCTTTTTACGTATTGAAACCAACTCATATTAAATCTCTACGTACACAATTTCATATTCATATATACCATCTATTTCATCTGGAATTTCAATATTTAAAACAACATCAACTACCGGCACTCCACCAGTCCTTATGTCCGGAACAAAAGAACTAACAGTTACTTGCATTTCGCCAACTGTACTTTCTCCAAATAAATCAGTCTCTTCTCTAGGGGAGCTATAATCTATATCCGTAGACCTTATTCGCATAGAACCATCTTCTCCCGTATGCGCGTGAGCACTCAGGTCTACTCCGTCTATAGTTACTTTGTCTGCAACTTCTATGTTTCCAAATATAGCTCCACCAGATCTCATTAAGTATTGAGGATGGCTGTCTTCCGACAAATCATCTAGCAGACCGTGGCTTGACTTTAGGGTTTGATTCCTGTTCTCGTCTATAATTACTCTATCAAATATACTTGATGTATTATCTTCTTTTACTTCAATCAATATCTTAGGTCTTGTGCTAGCTTTGGCGGACAATTGATCTATGTAGCTAATATACTTTTTTCTTTGTAAATTTAAATTAACTAATCTGTCAAACTTACTTCTAAGATTAGACCTTCTTTGTATCATATCGGAAAGTATGGAGCCAAAGTTTCCTTTAAAAGCATTTACTGCAGTAATAATCTCTTCTGCCAATACTGGAGCTTCACTTCTTAGATTGGTTGTTTGTATGTCTAATTCCAATGGGGCTGAAACATTTGATTTAAATTTTAATGAAGGGCTTACATATCTTTCATAGAAAACTTGACTGTTATCCATTAGTTCTTTCTTTAAAGAAAAAAGCACATTATCTATACCTTCAGTATAGGAGGCTACTCGAATCGAGAAAAAAGCTTGGAATTGAGCGGCTTGTTTTTTTGATACATAATCCACTTCGGAACTTGAGAGATAATCTTGTCCTTGCGCGAGTTGGTCGGCAATGACTTTCGTATAGTGCGCTGCCATCTCTGCCCATGAAAAGTAGAATGAGGCTGCTTGCTGCTGTGATTCATCTTCATAAATATCTCCAAAATCGTAAGTTAAAGAATTCTTAATATAATTTGCTTCATGCAATAATAGTTTTAGAAAATATCTAAAATCAAATAAATGAACAAAAACCGAATGAGACATTAATCTGTCATAGTCTTTTACAAATTTTCTACAACCTCTGCACCCGTGTTTTTCTGCATACAAGTATTGAGAAAAAGAAACGTACTCTGGATAGATTACATTTGATAAATGATTCTCTAAATCTGGAGCTTCTATGTATTGCCCAGTAGTCTCATCGAAATACTGGCTTCCACCAATGTACATAACTCCTTCTTCCCCACTGTCAGTTACTGTTGAAGGAGGAAAGTATTCTTCTACCAAAGTCCTATTATTGGTATTTAATTCATCCCATATATGGAAATGAGAATCCTCAAGACCTGGATCTAAATATGGATTTAAATATACATTCTTTAAATTTTGTTCGTATGTTGAAAGTAGCTGTGTAATATCTTGAACAACTATCCCCATTCTATTTTTTACGGCTTGAAGAGGAACTGTATAAGGTTTAGTCCATGAATAAGTATTATAATTTTCTAGATCATTAAATCCTTGATCTTGCCTTCTAGCATACGCGTCTTGGCTCGTTGAATTACTAGAACCTTCTGCTACTTTATAGTCATTAAATACGGAACTATCTCCGCTTTGTAATTCTTGAGATCTATTAATTGACATTATTAAAACATCTTTCTTGCAATTTTTTTGGCTGATCTTTTAGTCCTCATGCCAGGATTTGCATTTATTTCTGAAGTTCTATTTTTAACTGGAGAAACATCAGCTGAGTTTTTATCTACATCTGCTATATCGTCTAGTCCCATTTTAGGCATAAAGAAAGTATTGGAAAATGATTGAGTGTTTTGCGCAAAATTCATCTTATGAAACTCGCCATAGTTCTGGGTTATAGCTAGCAACGCTAGCATTAGTGCATCGTGTGCGTGATCCACTGCTGAACCGCCAGCTTCAAAAACTGGTCGACCAGAAGATGTGGTCCTAATTACTATATAGGAAATCAATTGCATGTACATTTCTTCATCTTCTATTGGAAATAATATAACTTCTTTTTCCAGGTATTGCCTTAAGTTATCAACCATGTATGGTTTAATTTCTTTTTTAATAGGAAGTTTCGTATACGGATCTCTTACTTCGATAGTTTCCCCAAAGCTAATACCCTTAACTCGTTCTCTTAATTGAGACTTAGGATTTTCCATACCATATTTATGAAGCAGTTCTACTTGAACCTCACCAAAACCACGGTCAACATAAATATGTTTAGGTTGAAGAAGTTCGTTCAATTCCACAATTCTATTGACACCTTTAGTTAATGTAAATTCAGATTTAGGTATTTCTTCCCTGTAACACATTCTGGTTTTATTTCTAAAACGCTCTTCTTCATATAGTTCATTGCAGGTTTCAAGTACAACTATGTTTGTGCCTGCGCCATATTTATCCCAGTCAACACCAATTGTAAAAAAACTTCTAGCTGAAGTAATTTCCGGATAATATTTCCAGCCTGGATCAAGAAAAGCTTTATCTATATATTTCCTAGGGTAAACGCCTTCGCCATCTTCGCCCCAGTCGGCTTCAATTTCATGTCGATATGCACCTTCTGAATACTGTTCTCTGAATTCTTCTTCTTGCTCTTTGGCGAAGAAAGGATTACAGTAGGAGGGAAACCAAAACTCTTTAAATCTATCATTAGATAAACACCATTCCCAAAAACGTTCTCGTCTACCAGTTGGGGTTGATGCACCTATTAGAACCTTGTCTGGTTGGTCTTCAGCGGTCTTCTGGAGCATTGCATACAGGGCGTCTAGGTCATCTGCATGCATGTAGTCCATTTCGTCTAAAACGATCACATGAGCTTCCTGACCACGAGCAACGTCTGACTTACCTCCCGAGCGCATGCCCGAGGTAAAGAATCTAATAGTTGATCCATTGGAAAACTGAATCATAAACTGAGGGGAAGTAACTTTTCTAGATATAGAGTTAGTTACCAATTCATTCTTAGAAGCTAATCTTAATATCTCTTGATAGATTAATTCTACGTGAGATTTCATTGGGGCAATAACCAAGCATCTTCCATCTTTGCTTGTATAGCTATAATGAAGAAGATACAGGGCCATGCTGTAGGTTTTACCTAAACGACGACCAGCTCTCAGTACTTTTCTTAAAGAAGGGTCTCTCAATATTAAAGTCTGATACACTCTAGTTTCAGCACCGAGAAAGTGTCTACCCCAAGTGCATGGATCTTTTGCTAGATGAATCTGCCTTTGTTGTTCTGCAGAAATCCCAACTTCAAGCAATTCTCTATCTAGTTCAAAAGGCTCATCTACTAATAATGATAATTCATAATTAGTCACATCCCTACCCATAACGGGACTTCCATCCTTCCAGTTAAGGTGCTGTAATTTGTTTTGAAAAACCCATTCAATTCTATTGACTTGCTTAATGATCTCTGGGTCTTGAGCTTTAAGGATCTCCAAAAGATCTTCCCTAGGAAGCTTCTCCATCATTTTTCTAAATTTAATAGTTTTCTCTGCGATTGTCATAATTGTTTATCCAAAATGAGATGCCATCATTGCACCTTCTGATCCTAATGCTGATCTAGCATTAAGTCTTGAGTTTTGTATTGCTGCTACTCCTCGAGCCCTTGATGTTGCTGCCACTTCGTTGTCCTTGTATCCCATTCCAAACATTGGTTTATCAATAGAGCCCTTCATAGATTTTACAGCATCTTTAGCTAAGTTGATGCCACTTTTGACAACTTCTCCACCCATTTTTCCAAGATCATATACCAATGAAGCTGTAGCTAATAAGTTTAATCCAGGGATAGCCATCATTCCTGCTCTAGCCCCTAATACCATTGCACCTTGCTTAGTCCCTAGTGCTTTAGCTGTATTTTTTATACCAATAGTCTTAATAACACCTTGATCAAGTGCCTTTGTTGCCACCCTAGTCTTATTGCCTCCAAGTGCTGTTGACAAATGACTAACTGCCCTATTAGCACCAGTCATTGCTTCATCCATAAGTCCACCAGCACCAGAGTGGCCTAATGCTCCTCTGAAATAGCCTTGCATGAAACGTGATCCTTCAGTGGCTCCAGCAGAAGCCAATAAGTTTCCAGTAAGTCCAACTTGAGGACCACCTGCTAATGCTTTAGCCATTGGTGACATTGTTGCTGTGGGACCTGCAGCTCTGGCAGCAGTTAATCTTTGAGCATATGATGTATTGGCCATTCCAATAGGAGCGGTACGCATGCCAGCGGCTACTTGAACTGTAGATTTACCCTGTAATATAGCTGGATTATTCATCCCCGCTAGTCTTCGAACTTGTTCTTGACCAGTTGCTAATTGACGAGCTGCTCTGCCTGATCCTTTTCCAACCCTACGTTCTAAGGTATCAAGCTTTCTTCCAGCGGTCATCATCGACACCATACCACGTTGGAATACTTGTGTTTCTGGTGCTAGAGCTGCATCAGAGCCATATACTGCAGTTCTGAACGCACTACTCTTTGCTGCTTGGCTACCGCCCATTTTAGCTGCCATTTGAAATGGAGAATAAAATGGAGTTTTATCTGCGGCGTTAAACATTGCCAAAGAATTATATCTACCTAAAGCTGCTGGTCTAGTAGTTAAGTGGTTTGCCCTTGCTCCTTTGAGAAATGGCATTTTTGTGTCTGCGCCTACTGCTGCAGCTTTTCTAGCTCTAGTAGTTTTTGATCCATAAAATGCATTACTGCTAGGACTTTGAAGAATTCCTTCTTTAGTAAAGCCACCAAGTTTTCCTGGCCCACCAAAACTTCTACCACGTATGGACATTTCGCGACTGCGAATATTAACTTCTTTTCCAGCAATTGTAAATTGTTTAGCTGGAGTTTTGAATGTTTTGTCGCCAAATCCAAAAGTTCTATTATTATCCCCAAAGCCACCACGCATCAAGGTGTTAGAGCCTCTATGTTGAGCAAACAGGAAAGACGCCGAAAAGCCAGGAAGATTCTCTAGCATTCTAAATGCTAATGGGGTTTCGCCTCCACTAAGCTCATTCTGGTCGGGATCCATGTTTAACCCCTTCTGCTATTGTGCATGCCGAGAACCATGTCACCATATGCTTGAGTAGAAGATGCTTGCATAGCTGAACCTTTTGCATAAGGTGATTCATTAAAAAATTGTTGATTTCTATTAACATAACTTCTTGCCATAGTTGATGCGCCTAGTGCTGCTCCTGCTACTGCCCCAATGGCACCAAGGGCTCCTCCACCAATTTTTGAAGGCACTCCTCCTTTGAGTAGTGTTTTGCCACCAATGCCTCGAATTTTGTTTCCACCAATAAGAGGAATGTCTTTTGCATAGTGTGTTGGAACATTTATGCTTTCCTTAAGAGTTTGCTGCTTAAGCATAGAGCCTGCTGCTCCAGCACCTATTCCACCAAATATTCCACCAATTGCTGCACCACCTATAGTGCCTGCTGCTCCACCTTTTGAGCCAGTACCTGCATCAATTAAACCGCTAACACCCAAGCCTTGTGATCCCATAAAATATTTATCTGCTTCAGGATCACCAAAAGCAATATCATTACCAGCATTTATTACAGGGTCTACTGTTTTTTTAGCAACGCCAGCAGCAAAAGCTCCGCCCTAGTAGGAGTCCAGCACCTTTTCCACCAAGCATCCTTGTTCCAATATTTGCTAATGCTGCCATTTAAAATCATCCTCCATAAAGATGGTTATATTTGTTTGGACCCATTTGGGTGTGACCTATTTTGTTTCTGTCTAAGTTTCCAACAATACCGGCAGTAACCAATGGGTCTCTTCTAGTACTTTGAGGGCTAGCAAGTGATGCTTGACTTCTTTGTGTTGCTCTTCTTGGGTTCCCAGGTTCTGTTGGTTGAGATTTTACGGTCTCATCATAAAGATCAGATTCCCTGTTCTTCTTTGACATATAGTAACCAATACCTGCGGCAGCTAGACCTATTGCGGCATAACCTAAATTAGTTTTATTTTTAAGAAATAAATCAGTCATTGGAGTTTTTATATCTGATCTTATTTTTTTAGTAAGGTCAACTTCTTCGCTTAAGACTCTAGATGTTCTAGATTTTCTAACTACACTTTCTGCTGCTCTTCTTGCCTTGGGATCATTTTCAAATATCTCTCCAAGTTCATTGGCCCTATTCAATGCCTGTTCAGCTTCTCTTTGAGCCATTTCATCAGTTAAACCAATAGCTAGATCACTTTGGGTGTTTCTCATAGCAGACAGTGTTAGTGCGCCATTTTCTGAATGGACTAATCTCATATGGTGATTTGCTAATCTAACATCGTTATCTACTATGTCAAGATCTCCACCCATCAAAGCCTGAACTGCCTGCTGCACTGGCTGTCCTTCTATGTTTCCTACTACAATTCCTTTTTGTCTAATTTTTTCAGCCAAATCTGCTGTAAGCCTATCTCTTTCTGCGGTGTCAGTACCTGCACCTATTGCTGCCAGTTTAGTCCTATCCATAGTCTTAATATCTTCTAAACCATTTATATCACTAAGATAGTCAAAGTGTTCATTTATGTTATCTAGCATGCCTGTTGCAAGTTTCTTAGACTGTTCTTCGCTCAAAGACTTGTTTGCCCCAAAAACTAAGTTAATTCTAGCCCCAACTCCTTCAGGAGTATCTGCTTCAGATAAATAGCTCAATGTAAATCTATTTAAACTGGTATCAAGTATATTGTCTACGTCACTAAAAGCTTTAATTTTGAGAGTTCTTGCTACACTACCGTCTGCTGCGGTAGTGCTGCCGTATTCAAATATTGATTCAAAATTTCCCAATACCTTTGAAGCAGGAAGTGCTCCAGTAGCATCATATGCACCAACTAGTCTAGTGGTATCTTGGGCATTAAAGTAGGATAGTCCCATCTCCCCAAGCAGGCCTGCATGTTTTGCGTGAGCCATGCTTCTTGATATGCCTTCTGTTCCAGCTGCCATTTGCCCAATGCCAGCTGTTGCTTGAGCTAACTTAACGCTCATAACTCTGTCTTGTACATTGAGACTAGAAAAACCTAGGCCAGACCTTGCGGCATTTTGATGGTAGGAACTTATTATTGCATCGCCCATATGAAGAACTGGCTGAAGATCTCTAATTCCTTGTCCTCTTGTTGGTTCTCCAAATTGCTTAAACATTGTACTAACATCAGCTTTGGTCCCAAATTGTTCGTCAGTTAAACCTAAGGATCTAATTATTTGTTCAGAATCTGTTGTAGCAGATATTCCTTGAACTGCACTTCTAGCTTTAAATGATTCGTCTATCTTTGTTGCATCTGAATAACTAAAGTTACTTAAACTTATATTATTATTAGCAACATCTGATATAGCTTGTAGCCTACTTGATATATTTGATCTAGCTATTCCTTCGTCTACATCAATTGGACTTGCTGATCTTGAGTCTATAAATTGAAAAGCTTCTTTTGATTTATCATATCTTAATTGACCTCTGGCACTTGTTGATAATCCAAGTTCGGAACCAGCTATATCCTCTAGCGTTACATTTTTTGCACCTGCACCAGAAAGATAATCTATTCCACTTTTTTTTAAATGAGCAACATCGGCAACATTTGTAGTGGGAGTAAGAGCTGCTCCTCTTAAATATTGTTTTCTGCCTGATTTAACAAAATTAGAAGCTGAATCTAATTTACTCATATCCATAAAATCTAATTCTTCAGACAATTGGTATTTGTACAAAGTACCTTGCATATGAACGTCAGTTTTTGCAATATGGGATCCTGATTGAATTTTTGTCATTAAATCTTTTGCGTCTTTGCTTCCAGCTAATGCATCTCTTTCAATCAATTCCAATACGTTAGAGTTAGCAACTATATTTTCAATACTGGAAGGAGTCGTTGAACCACCTATAGAAATCTTAGCTAAACTTTCTGGAGCTAATAATCTATTAACTTTAGCTGTAGCGTCTGGTAATCCTTCTGCTTTTTTTGAAAAATAGGCACTTAATGTTTCTTTTGTATCTATAAGGAAATCTTTATTCCCCTTATACTTTACGCCTTTGTATTCGTAATCTGCTCCAGAAATTCTATCAAAAACAGAATGCATTAAAGTTTTAGCTTCATCATCATATGCATCCAGTCCCTGTAATGTTTCTCCCATTTTTTGCAAGTCGAAAAAAATATTATGACCAGATAAATGGCTAATGTCGTTACTTAAAAATTGAGCAAAGAGTTTCTTAGACTCGGAAACAAACTCTGCTCCACCATTGGCCATCGACTTTACGTTGTCCGACCCTTCTATTATATTTACACCTTGAGATAGCAGCATACTGCCTTTTTGTGTTCTAATTCTTGCACTAGCCATTTGTAGATTTTCAAAAGCTGTTCCAAATGAGCTAACTTCGGCCCCACTGACAGAATCTGTAATTCTACCTGCAAACGATCTAACTTGAGATCCTCTTGTTACCCCAGTTGTTTCAACGTCAAATGTTAATATATTTCCAGAAGGCTTAAAGCCGAGTAGATTGCTGAGCTGCTGCCCTTTGCAGGGCATCTGATGTTAACATGTTGCTAACACCAAAATTAAAAGCAAGTTTACCCTCTTTATTTGGGTTTACGTTAAAGAATGTTCTTTGCAAAAAACTTATAGCTGAGTGATTTGTTTTTTCTGTTTGATTAACATCAAATTTAGTTAAAGTCGAGTATAAGTTTTCTGATGGAAATTCCATTCCAGGAATACCTGTCTTAGACAATAAAGTATCAAACCTAAGAACATTATCTCTAAAACTATCAGTCAACATTCGTTTTGTTTCGTAGTTAAAAACGCTTAAATCTATCTTACCCATCTTGCGCATTAGGTCAACATCTTTAACCCTAGACCCAAAAGCTAGGTTCTTAGAGCTCTTCATCATATCAAAAGCCATATCTTCAAATTGCTTGTATCTATTAATGAATTGGTCGTTAGTTCCAAAAATATCTTCTATTTGAGAAGTGCCCAATGCAGATTGCTGTACGGCATTAGTCGGTAAATTTATTCCAGGAGAACTTCTTAAAGAGGCAATAAGTCTATCTAATAAAGTTGTTGTTGCTCCAAAGCCAGTTTTATCAGATAGTCTCATCCTGTATTACCTCTATTATCTCAGCATCTATGACTACATCAGCTTCTATGTATTCGTCAATTTCAAACTGTCCAGTTTTTTTGCGAATAAGTTTTTCACGTTCTTTTTCAATATCTTTAACTTTGTACATAATGTCAGAGATAGCTTGGGCTGTGTCTAGTTGTGTTTGACCAATCTTAGCTTTAGCCTCGCGCGTAGCAAGAAGTTGATTGCGTAAATCTTTTCTTCTCTTGTGTAACTTATCTTCCAGCTCGACTGCAAGGTGCAATTCTTTTTTCATGATTGGCTCACCAGTATTGGAATCAATCCCAATAACGTTTTCTTGAATAAAATGTTCCTTGGCAAGAAGTTTAGTTTTACGCATGTACTGAACTTCTTGATCTACCAGGTCTCTAATCATTGAAACTTCAACCAAATTTTCTGGGCTAACATCTAACTGATGCATATACTCATTTGTAAACTGAGAAACGATTGCCATTTCTAAAGGGCATGGATTTCCTTTGGGAGCTAAGTTCTCTTTTAATAAGGGACATGTATCAGCAAAGATGCATTTAGTTGCTTCACAGTTCATTGGGATTGAAGAAAACATTGCTGTTCTTGTTTTTTGTGGGCGAATCATTTCCACTACTTTTTCTTTATCTTCATCTGTCCAAGATTCAGGTAAGAATAAATCTGGTCTTAAGGACTCAAAACTTTTCAAGAAAGCATCTTTGTCGTATTTTTCTATATTAGACATTAAAATCTATCCATTCACTGGCTCTTAAGCCTTGTTCATCAAAGTGTTCTATTACTGAGCTTTTGCAGTTAGTGCAATAGTACTCTCTAGTATACTCGAAATTTTCCTTATCTTGAAAGAATTCGATTACATTCTGCAGTTGATGAGCACAGCGTGGGCACATCATAGGATTAAAAACTATTAACTACTTCAGAGATACTCTTTTGGAGTTTATCTATTAGAGCTATATTTTCGCCGGCACTGATGAAAACGCCAATTTCTCGCATTTGATCTGGAGTTAAAACTGCAGTTGGCATGTACCTAGCACCTTTGCAAACCTCGCAGTAAAAGTCTTTTCCATTACTTGAGCACAAGCATCTCTCTATGATGCCAAAAAATTCTAAAGCTTCTGCGATATCAAACCACTTGCTTTTAAATAACTTCTTAGTTTGCTCTTTATATGCTCTTAATTTATACTGATCACTAGAGAGCAAAGTTCCCATATCTAATGATTGTTTCATTAATTCATTAATTGTCTTATATAAAAAATTGGGTAATTCAAAATCTCCATTGGAATTTATATAGCTTTTCCAATCACTCATAACATTTCACATTCTTTTTAGTTTAAAACTAGTATCTAGTCATTCCAGATCTTCCAGAAGATGTTCCATCGCCTCTTCTGTTCATTGCTAATCCTGCTATGACTGCAGCTCCTGCTCCAATCATAAGGCCCTTATTGCTTAGAAGCTTACCCTTTGGATTTACATTTGGAATTGGCGGAACTCTAACTGGTTTTGGAGGGCCCTGCATTGCCCCCAGCGCACTTCCAGCTGGTCTTGGGGTTGTTCTACCTCGAGCATATTGTCCGCCAGGTGGGGGTCTTGATGCAATAGGTCTTCTAGGTGGTGCTGATACTCTAGCTCCAGGTGGAGGTCTTACTGCAGCCATTCTAGCAGGAGTCATTTGAGCTCCAGCATTTGCCGGAGATATGAACCTTTGTCCAGGCGTTCTTTGAGTGTGACCACCCATTCTGTTTAAAGCTACTGAACCGTATCCGTTGGGGTTTCCTACTGGCATCATGGCCTCCTACAAATGTATTATACAGTTATAGTAACCATTAAAGTATTACTTGTTAGTATGCGTTTTTTTGTAATCTCTTAATTGATTAGATGACTCTTTAGCTTGTTCTAGAGTCAGACCTGGATATGATGTATATTTATCATTCATTACTCTTAATTGCTCTAAACTTGTAGCTTTAGGAGCTAAGTAGAATTTGCTTCTTAGTTTAATTTCTTCTTCAGTCATTTGCTTGTTCCTTTTGTTGTTTTTGAGGTTTTATTAAACTTATCTTAAAATCTTCCTCATGGTCAATCTCAAACAAAGTTCCTCTAGGTATTATACTAGATATTATCAACTCAGCAAGTTTGTCTTCAATGCCTTCTCTTCTGACCTGAGAAAGTCCTCTTGCCCCCTTGACGGTATCTATACCTTTTTCGATTAAACCTTCTACAACTGAATCGGTATAAGTTAAAGAATATCCTTTTGAAAGAAGTTTGCTTTTAACTATCGACATTTCTAACTCGGCAATTGATATCATGTCGTCATGTCGTAAATGATTGAATACTACAACTTTATCTATTCTGTTTATAAACTCTGGTTTAAAGTGCTTACGAATAGCTTCTAGGGTATTCTTTTCTACAATTTCTTTATTTGGTATTGCTCTAGTCTTTGTCTTGTAATCTACAGTGCCAGTAAACCCAGCTGAGGTCTTAAGTAGGTTGTCAGCTGTTTTATCATTACCTAAGTTAGTTGTCATGATTATGACAGTGTTTTTAAAGCTGACTTGCTTACCTTTATTGTCTGTAGCAATTCCTTCGTCAAAAATTCTTAAAAAAGTATTCCAAATGTCTGGATGAGCTTTTTCTACCTCGTCAAGCAAGACTACCGTATTGGGATATTTTTTAATCATGTTAATTAACTGACCACCATCTTCATGGCCAATGTAGCCAGGAGGTGATCCAATTAACTTTTGATTCTCGTGTTTATGTTGCAATTCGCCACAATCAATACGTACCATAGAATATTCTGACCCATATATGTATTTATGCAATTCGTTTGCTAGGTGAGTCTTACCCACGCCCGAAGCTCCGGCAAACATAAAAACACCCAATGGTCTATTGGGATCATTCATTCCAGTTTGAGATCTCTTTAATGCAGATACAATTATCTCGATAGCATTGTCTTGACCTATGACATTTGTCTTTAAATGATTATTAAGTCCAAGAAATTTTTCTTTACTTAGTTTTTTAGGTTTTGGTTTAGCTTTTTCTTCTGAATGCTTTTTAAACGTGTCATTAAAAATTTTTTCCAAATCTTCTGAGAAATGAAATGGATCGTCGGAATCAGAATCTTTTTTCTTATTCTTAAGACTAGGGATTATTGGATTACCAGTGTAGGCAATATCTAACCAGTAATCTACATCCAAACCTGGGTTAAGCATTATACAACCAGCATATAAGGCTTCTATACACTTTTCTGCAGCTGCGCGAGACATTACTCTCAAAGCTTCAGCAACATCTGTTTTTATATTAAAAATTAAGGATTCTAATATAGCTTTACGATAAACGTTAGTACTTTTATCTTTTATCTCAGAAAGAAGGTTTTCAGCTTCTTCTGGTCTCAGCACTTTATACTTAACAAAGATGCCTAGTTCTGGCACATATATTTGATACATATTCATAATAAGCCTACTTGTTTTTAAAAATAGTAATTCATTTTATCTATTTTTCAATGCCAAGTTGACTACGCCTATATTAGTATACTTATATAAGTTAACTAAGGTATATAAGATAATAGTCTTGCAGGAGCGTTAGATCTACTAAGGCTTCCTAAGCTCTCTTATATAGGAGTATATCAACATAACTTTGGCGTTGTCAAGTAGCTCTAACCAATATCTTCGATTGCTGGGTGCGGATACGAGCAAGGACCAGAGAAATGCCAGTATCTCAACAAGTCATCTACGTTATGTATTCTCTTATAAAGTAAAACCATTGCTCTACTAAATTCTAATTCTTGATCTATTTTTTTTGAACTACGACTCATTTGTCTCCTAATGACGGTATAATCTGTGCTAATTTACTCTATACATTATACCATTGGAGGTGAGCTCGTGGACACTAGTACACGCTTAAAACACTTATATAACTTGCTTACAGCAATAAGAGAACACAAACTCGGATTGGATTGGGAATCAAAAACTCAATACAAAGAGATTGAAGAAAAGATAATTGCTGAGATCAAATCAATTAGCATCTACACGTCTGTGGTAAAATAGATACATGTCAGACGATAAATCACTAGAATTAGCAATTGCCCAACTTGAAAGACAATTTGGAGCAGGTGCAGTAATGAGACTAGGGTCCAAGGATATCAAAGCTTGGCCCGCAGTTTCAACCGGAGCACTATCATTAGATATGATACTTGGAATTGGTGGACTTCCACTAGGTCGAGTAGTCGAAATCTATGGACCTGAATCCTCGGGCAAATCAACGATATCTTTATCAGTTGTGGCCCAAGCACAGAAGATGGGCCTTAAGTGCGCTTACATCGACGCTGAGCATGCTCTGGACCCAGTCTACATGGATGCCTTAGGCATTAATCTAGATGATCTCCTTCTTGCCCAGCCGGACTATGGCGAACAGGCATTAGAGATTGCAGATAGACTCATACGCACGGGCGAGGTCAATGTAGTTGTAATAGACTCAGTTGCAGCCCTTGTACCTAAAGCTGAGCTAGAAGGCGACATGGAAGCCAACCAGATGGGCCTACAAGCCCGTATGATGGCCAAGGGATTACGTAAGATAGTAGGTCTCGCCAATGAACACAAATGCCTAGTAATCTTTATTAACCAGCTTAGATCTAAGATTGGTATCATGTTTGGTAATCCGGAAACAACTCCCGGAGGCAAAGCCTTGCCATACGCAGCATCAGTGCGAATCGATGTGCGTAGAAAGGAAGATATTAAAGATAAGGCCGGCGAATCAATTGGTATCAAGGTAAAAGCCAAGATTATCAAGAACAAGATGGCTCCTCCTCTTAAGGTTACAGAATTTGACATCTATTACGGTAAGGGTGTCGATAACTACGGTTGCCTACTTGATGTGTGTATGTCTAAGGGAATCTTCTCACAACGTGGAGCTTGGGTCTATTACAATGGTGAATCATTCTCACAAGGTAGAGATAACGCTATTGACAAGATCAAAGCTGATCCAGAACTAGTATCAACGTTAGAAGGGCTGATCAAAGATGGCGTTCAAGCCGACCCCTTGTCCTGATTGCAAATATCCGCCAAACTTCATCTTGGCTGGTCTCGCTAAAGAAGACTTTGATGATGACCTAGATAGAATAGATATTCGCTGTAGAGATTGTGGTGACCATTGGGTAGAGGTGGTAGACGATGCTAAGTAATCAACAGATACTAACATACCTGGAATATTGTGAATTATTTAAGGAATTGAGCCAGCTCGCCCAATCGCCCGAATAAATTTTTTTAATATATTTTTTTTACATTTATGGTACTATAACTTATACACAACAGGATTGGAGCGTGTCCACATGGATAACTTTTTCGAACAGATTCAGTCTATGTTTGGCGATCAAGAACTAGTAGATGGTTTGCTAGAGTTTATTGCTCCACATGAAGGTCAAGACAGTAAGATCATCACTGCTTACTCAGAAGATGATGGCGAGATAGTGTTTTCTATTTTCTCCAAAGAACAATACGAGATGATCTATGAAATGGCTAAAATACTAAAAAAGCCTGTTGAAGACATAGTCAGAGACCTTAGCCCAGATGAAGTAGAACAATTCTACTACGATCCAGACCAAGGCTCAGACGATGGTGAATGTGACGATCCAGACTGTGATTGCCACGATCTAGACTAACACTGAGTTAGCCCCTTGTAATCCATTGATGTTGTAGGTCCCATAGACTACACATCCAAAAATTTCCATTGCTAGGCGTCTGCTACGTACATTGCCTAATATAGATGGAACATACTGATGATCTTTAAGATGCGCTACTGGTGGTAGCGTGTCTTTTTTATTTGTATTGAAAGTATAGATGTCAGTCTCTTTAGAGATGTTCCATTGAGTGTCTAGATCTACTTCTCCCTCACGTGAGAGCGTTTTGTAGTTTACTAGGACGCCGGCATCAAATACCAGATTCTTGTCGTCGTACAGGCCGTACAACAGGTTTGAGTCTACGTGTGTACCCATGAAGACTATGGAGTCATAATCTTGACGAATATGATATGAAATATTTTTGTATACAATTTTGGTGTTGGCCTTTAGGGATAACTTATCATTGTACGTATACGTGATTATGTCATGATCATACGCAAACTGTGTGAGTATGTTGTTGTAGGTAAATAACTTGTGTGATCCTATGATCAGTCTTGTGTTTTTGTTAGGCATGATTGATATTCCTTTTTTAATCCATGAATCCGTAATTGTCTGCGTCGTAGTCGACGTAGTTGTCTGCATAGCTGCTTGAGACGTAGCTAGAGGCGTAGTTGTCTTGTGGTATTAAGTCTACCCATTGTGAGCAGTCTGGGCATCTTACAGAACTTGAGAGAGCGTTTTTTATTACGAACTCTGTTCCACATTTATCGCAATTAGCGTAATCCATTGGGTTTCCTTTATAGCTGTTCAGAAGATCTGATTCAGCTGTGTGTTTATTGCCGGCGTATCCGACAACAGTGAAGCTATCAGGGGTTCTTTGCGTTTGCAACCTCTAGGGCATTAAAAATATAGGAAAAAATTTTTGGGGCGATTCGAGAAACAGATGAGGGTGATCTCTGGGGTTTGTTTGTATATGAACCTGTATAAGTATATATACAGTTATATAAAAGTCCTATAGAGTAAAAAATAGGGAAAAATTATGAGCCACTAATAGTGAGTATATGTGTGCTCTCAGATCTTTTAACGTGCCCACCCGGGTATGGGGGTCTCTAGTACATAACTCAACAGTCATATATAACAATTATATATGCAACGTGACACTTTAGGAGGAGTCATGAACACATACACACAAAGAAGGATAATGGTTGCACTAATCATTACCCTTATTTCAATAGCAAGTTCCCTTGCAATTAAGGCTGTAGGGAATGCCCTATCTACACCAACCTTTACCTGTATGCCAGCAGAGGTACGTCTAGGACATCAAATGATTTGGAACATTGCAGATAACAACTGTGAGGGACATATAACAGATGCAGCTGTGTCCATCATGAAAGACAACAACATAGAAGGAAAAGACTTACGTCAACTACTCCCATCAACAATCATCGTTATCAAAGGAGGTAACTAAGATGGCTGCAAATTATAGAAATGAGTTTTGTGTTCAGTGCCCAAAATTTGTTGAAGAGGGTCATGGCTTTCGCTTAACCCATGAAGGAGAATGGCGGACATTCTGTGCTACATGTGCAGTTGCTCGTCAGAAAAACAAAAACAAATCCGTATCAACGGCAGCCTATACAAATAGGCAACCAAAACTATTTACCGAGGAGGTAATAACAATGGACGCCAATCCAACAACCAACCCTGAGGAGGGAATAATGAAAGCACCGTTTAAGGTGGGAGACAGAGTCAAGAGCATCAAGCATGATTATCTTGGCACAGTAAAGTGGGTTAAATTTGAACCCAATGGAATAATGGTCAACAGAAAGAGGCGCGGTAGTCACAAGTGGGACTATGTCCAGAAAGTAGAAAAGGGAGGATACACAGTAACAGTTAACTGGGATTCAACTCCAATTTGTCGACTTCACGCAATGCAAAACGCAAAAGTCCTTGAACTAGTTGTATCAGAACCACAACCAACCAACCCTGAGGAGGGAAACAAAATGGAAACAAAAGAAACTTTGTTCACCATG